TCACAGCGTCGCGGCCTCGTTGACGGCGGCGGCGTAGCCAAGTCCCGGCCCCTGATTCGGACGGGGTGCTGCGCCTGCGGGATCTGCCGTGGCGCCGGAGCCGTGTGTTTCATCGAACAAGCCGGGCTCGCTGGCGTCGTCGGCAGGCTCCGGCGTGCCGCTGGGCGCCTCGCCGACGGTTTCGATGACGGCGCCGCTCATGCCGGCCCGGAACGCCTCTTCCGGCGACAGCCGCTCGATGCGGACATGGCGTTCGAGGAAATGATCACGGACGGCGGCTTGCGAACGGCCGTTGACGACCAGGGGCAGCGGCGTGTCGTCGACGACGATGCGGTGCAGGTGGAGGTGGGGGAGGCGTGGCATGGGACGTCCTTGGGTTTAATAAAAACAACTCAAGGGCGATAAATACCACCGGACGGCCTGTCGCGCAAGCCGTCTTCGGGGTCCGGTTGGCCCGCCTCCCTAGTCCTGCGCGGTTGCTGCGAAGCGCGCCAGGAGCGTCAGGGGATTGACGTTGCCGTCGCTGCCGGCGAGGGATTGGTACATCCGGACGGCGGACTTTGCGGCGCGCTTGGGATCGGCCGTGGTCTTGAGGACTTCGCGCAGGATGCGCTCCAGCAGGACCACATCGAGTTCGGCGGGCTTGCTCCCGCGCTTGGCGGGGGATTCTTCGATCTTTTGCGGGGAAATCCCCTGCATGAGCCACTCGGCCCGGAACCCGGTGACGGACTGCATCGCCAGCAGGTTCGCCGTATTGGGGCTCGCGACGCGGCCCGACTCCCACTGGCTGATCAACGACTTCGTGACCTTGCCGCCGGTGGCGGACGAGATGGCCTCGGCCAGCTGCGCCTGGCTCAGTCCACAGGTCTTGCGCGCGTGCTTGATGCGTTCGCCGACCAGATTCATCTCCAGCCCCCCGGCAGTGATGGAAAGGTCCAACGAGGATAGCAGCGTAGCGTCGAGTTGAACAGCGAATGTTTAATGTGTTACACCTATGACCATGTTCAACATCCGCCTCAGCGATGCCGCTGCCCTGCTCGGGGCGACGTCCCCGGACGGCCGGGTCAACCATGCCGCGGTGGCCCGCGCGTTCGGGGTCTCGCGGTTCCTGCCGCGGACCTGGGGCGGCCTGGTGCCGGAGTTGTATGCGCGGCGCTTGGTCGATCGCCTGCCGCACGCGCGCGACTACGTCATCGACCCCGACACCGGCCTGACCCTGATCGAGATGCGGGCGCGACTGTCCGCGCGCGCGCCTCCCGCGGCTTCCTGATCCCTTCCACCTCGTGCATCCCGACCTGCGGCGCGCATGCGCCGCAGCGGGCGGCTGCACGCCCGTTGTCCCACCCGCCTGTTCCGAGACACCCCCGCAATGAGTATCGCCGCCATGAACTGGGCGCTACGGATCGTCCTTCCCCCGCGCACGTCGTCGGCAAAGGCGCTGCTGCTGGTGCTCTCGTACCGCTCGCGCATGACCTCGCTCAAGCGGTTCGAGTGCTACCCGTCGAGCCAGTACCTGACACACGCCACCGGCCAGAACCGCAAGACGCTCCAGCGCAACCTCTGCAAGCTGCAGCGCTGGGGACTGCTGTCGGATACCGGGCGGCGCATGGGGAAGACGCGCCAGGTGGTGGTGTATCGCTTGCACATGCTCGAACGGATACCCACAGGAAATGCACAGATGACTGCAAAGCCGACAAAAACAGGCCCTAGCAAGGACGCAAAGGGGCCCAAAAACGACCACGAAACGCGGCAAACAAGGGCCACGAATAGAACTTTATCTATAAACAGGGATAGCGACTTGTCCGCGCATTCGCGCGTCAAGGACGACGTTCGAGACGCCACCGAATCGTCGGAGGACGCGGGTGCCGGATGCGTCAATCCTGCGGTGCAGGCCGTCATCGACGACCTTGCGCGGGTACTGCGTCCGTATCGGCATCCGGGGTCGACGCCGGCGATCGAGGCAGATCCCGCCGATCCGGGCGAAGGAGGTGCGGCATGAGCGGCGCGGGATCGTTCGACGACGCCGATCGCCTGGGCAGCGCCGCGAAACTGTTGGCGCGGCTGGCGCCGAAGTCCATGCCGCGCATGCCAGGGCAGGGCGGCATTCCCTCGCTGACGCCGCAGGACATCGCGGCGGCGCTGGGACTGGCCGCCCGCGGTAGCGTGCGCGACCGCCTGGCGGTCGAGGTGCTGTGCCTGCGCCACTGGCCGGAGGCCTTCGAGGGACCGGAGGTGCGCAAGGTCGCGGCGGCGCCGGCACCGGCTGCGGACACGTCGTCGCCCGTCCCCCGTCGCGAGGGGGTCAGCAGGAGGCGGGTCTCGCCCGAGTCCGACGTCGCCAAGCGCGTGGCGGCCTGCCGGCGCGGGGTGCAGGCGGTGGAGTACAGCCGCAAGCTGCGTTTGGTGGCGCTGGTGGCCGCACGCGTGCGCAGGCAGGCGCAGGCGCTCGCCCAGTCCTCGCCGGAGGCCGAGGCCGCGCTCGCGCCGCGGATCGCGCAGGGCGCGTTCTGGGAGGCCGTGGCGCGCGCCGTGCTAGCCGAGTACGCGCAGCCGCGGCCGTGCATGGTCTGCAAGGGCGTGGGCCACCGGCTGCGGCTGGTGGCGGACACGACGCGCAAGGTGCGAGCGGAATTCGCATCGTGCGACGGCTGCCACGGCCAAGGCACGACGGCGTGGTCGTACAAGCGCCGTGCGAAGGCGGTGGGCGTGCGCGGCGAGTTCTATCGCGTGTGGATCAATGCCGTGCACGAGCGCGAACTGGCGGTGCTGCGCGAGTTGGAGCGTGAGGCGCTGGTGCGTTTCTCGCAGCGGCTGGGGCGGTGAGGTGGCGCGGGTGACAGCCGCGAGCGACTTTGCAATTCGTGACGGAAGGTGTAAATATTTTGTAAAACGAGGCGGCGGGTGCCCCTGGCACCGCCGCGCAGTCCGCACGAAAGACTGCAAATGCAGGCGATTTGAAGTAGAGAAGGATGACCAAGGTTTAAAGAAACACCGCAAGGTTTAAAATACTTGACGGGAGCAACCCCGTCCGGTACAAAGGGCCATGGTGGAGATGTGCGTCTGGCGGTAGCCGATGCTTCTCCCGAGCCGATACCCCCCGACCGCATCCGGTCGGCGGGTTCACTTCATGGCCCATGCCGGGCGGTCAATGCGCCACCGGGTTCGCCGAGAGGCGTCGCCGCGCCAGTGTGCAGTCCCCGCACGATCGACTTCCCCCCAAGGTCGACGGCGGTTCCTGTTCCCTCGCTGCACACGCCGAACGCCGGCATGGGCCACCTTTCATCGAGGTCGCCATGTCCACAAGCCTGTCGGTTGCCGACTACGAACGCGCGGCGCAAGCACTGGGCTGTCGTCGCGAGGTCGTGCAGGCGGTGGCGACGGTGGAGTCGCTGGATCGCGGCATGCTCTCGTCCGGCCGCGTAGTGATCCTGTTCGAGGCGCACGTGTTCTCGCGTCTGACCGTGCACCGGTTCGACACCACGCACCCGGCGATTTCGTCGAAAACGTGGAACCGGAACCTGTATCGAGGCGGCGAGGTCGAATACGCCCGCCTGGAAGAGGCGCTGCAACTGGATCCCGATGCTGCGCTCAAGTCCGCATCGTGGGGCCTGTTCCAGCTCATGGGCTTCAACGCGGAGAAGGCGGGATTCGCGAACGTCACGCACATGGCGTTCGCGATGCAAGAAAAGGAACAGCGTCATCTGGACGCCTTCGTGCGCTTCATCCGCAGCGAAGGACTGGCAGATGCGCTGGTGCGGAGCGACTTCGAGGCGTTCGCGCAGGGCTACAACGGCCCGCGATACGCGGAGAACCGCTATCCGCAACGCATGCGGGCCGCGCTGGCCCGCCTGATGCGGGGCTGAGCCCCGCCTGGCGCGTGCGGCCATCGTCGTTCCGGGGAACCTGAACGCAATGGCCAGAATGGGCCAGAGGATCGTCGGCGAGGGATGCCCTTCGCCGGCATGACGCGCACAGGACGGTGCGTGATCGTTCCGCAAGTGTGCGGAATGGCGCGCAGCGGGCCCCGACGCATTGATGTATGACAACCAAGGCAGAAGGAACATGACCTCCCCGCGCAAGACTTCCCCCGGATCGGCCCGCCGTTCGCGCACGCTGCGCGCCGGTATGGCCCCGGCCTCCGGCATGACGCCGTGCAGCCCCGTCGATGACGCCCTGATCGCCGCTGCCGGCGCAGGGGCGCGCTCGATCCTGATCGTCGTTCGCGACCAGGCCGGGGTGTTGCGCGTGTGGTGCTCGGACGGCAATCCGCTGGAGAACCTGCGCCTGGTCGAGCATGCGCGCGGGGAACTGACCGTGCGCGCGTTGAGCGCGTCGCAAGGCACGTAATCGGCGCATCTGCCGCCTCCCTTCCCCTCAAGGACAATCCCATGCCCTGTCGCTGCCGCCCGTTGGTGCGGCCCGGTGAGGTGCGCCCTGCGCACACGCCGCGGCCCGCCACGCCGTCCCCTGCTGTCCCGAATGCGCCGGTTCCCGAGCCGGCGCGCACGCCGGTGTCGCCGCCTGCGGGCGAGGCGGTGCAATCGTGACGACGCCCGAGCGTGATCCGTTGTGGTGGCGCCTGCTCGCGTGGTTGCCGGAGTACCTCTTCATCGACTGCGCCGTGTGCCTGTTCTGGCGCGGCGCGGTGGTCGGGTTCGGCATCGCCTGTGCGCTGGCCTTGGCGCTGCTGATCCTCGCCCAGGTGTGATTCCATGCCCCGTGTGAGAGTCGATCCGGCGACCGGGCTGAACCCGATGCAGCGCCGGTTCTGCGACGAGTACCTGCTGGACTTCGATGCCGGCGCCGCGTACCTGCGCGCCGGCTACAAGGCCGGCACGCGCAAGCTGGCGCAGGACGCCGCCTCGCGGTTGCTCGCGAACGAGGCGGTGAAAGACTTCCTCAGCGGACGCCAGAGCGCGTTGCAGGCGATGGCGGAGGTCGATCAGGCCGCGATCATGCGTCAGCTGGCGTGGATGGGCATGGGCGACATCCGTGCGCTGTTCAACGCCGACGGCAGCGTCCGCGAGATCACCGAACTGACCCCGCAGCAGGCGGCGCTGATCCAGTCGATCGAGGTGCAGGAGATCGAGGCGGTCGTCGACGGCGAACGTCAGGTCGTGGGCCACACCAAGCGCTTCCGGCTGGTCGATCGCATCAAACCGCTGCACCTGCTGGGCCTGCAGATCGGCATGTTCGCCCAGCAGCTCAAGCACAGCGGCGCGCTGGGGGTGTTCGATGCCAGCGAACACCTGACGCAGGAGCAGCGCCGCAAGCTCGCCGAAGAAATCCTGCAGCGAGATGCGCCAGGCTGATCCGGCGGTGCAGGCGTTCCTGTGCGAAGCGCAGGACAACCTGCTGGCCTACTCCATCCTGGGCGACCCGAAGTACGTCGCGTACCGCTGGCATCGCCACGTCGCGCGGCGGCTGGAAGCGGCGGTGGCGCGTGGGCGGGGCCGGATCATGGTCTTTGCCCCGCCGCAGCACGGCAAGAGCCGGCTGGTGTCCAAGCAGTTGCCGCCGTGGATCTTCGGCAAGCACCCCGACTGGCCGATCATCGCCGCCAGCTACGGCATCGACCTGGCCGAGGAGAACGGGCAGGCGGTGCGCGACCAGCTGGCCTCGCCGGTACATGCGGCGGTGTTCCCGGCCTCGCGACTGGACGGCAGCACGACCGGCAAGACGTACTTCAAGACCACCGAGGGTGGGTTGTACCTCGGCACCACGATCCGCGGTGGCGCGACCGGCTTCCCTGCCAAGGTCTTCATCATCGACGACCCGTTCAAGTCGCGTGAGGAAGCCGAGTCCGAGCGCATCCGCGAGTCCACCAAGACGTGGTTCACCTCGGTGGTGTACCCGCGACTGGCCGAGGACTCGATCCTGATCGTGATGCACACGCGCTGGCACGAGGACGACCTTGCCGGCTGGCTGCTGCGCGAGCATCCGCAGGAGGACTGGGAGGTCATCAACCTGCCGGCGCTGGCGCTGGAAGGCGACGCGCTGGGCCGCGAGGTCGGGCAGGCGCTGTGCCCGGAGCGCTTCAGTGAGGACGCACTGGCGCGCAAGCGGGTCGTGAGCGGCAGCCGGGACTGGGAAGCGCTCTACATGCAGCGCCCGGTCGCCGGCACCGGCGGGTTCTTCAAGCGCGCGTGGCTGCGCGAGTACGACAGCATCCCGATCACCATCGCCCGGCCGATGAATCGCTATCTGCTGGTCGATCCTGCCGGGAGCAAAGCGAAGAAGTCCGACTTCACGGCCGCGGTCGTGGTCGGGCTCAATACCGATGGCCGGTACTACCTGCTCGATGCGGTGCGCGACCGGCTCAACCTACGCGAGCGCGCGGCGATGACGATCCGCATGCACCGCAAGTGGAGGCCGCACAAGGTCGGGTACGAGAAGTACGGCAAGGATGCGGACATCGAACACCTCAGCGTCGCGATGGAGACGGAGAACTACCGCTTCGCCGTGCTGGAGTTGGGCGGGCAAATGTCCAAGGAGGCGAGGATCAAGCGCCTGGAGCCCGACTTCGAGAACGGCCGCTGGTGGTTGCCGCGGGCGCTGCCGAAGGCGTTGAACGACGGTACGCCGGTGGACGTGGTCGACCGGTTCATCAACGAGGAATACCTGACGTTCCCGGCCGGCGTCCACGACGACATGCTCGACAGTCTGGCGCGTATCTACGACATCGGCGCGGTGTTCCCGAAGGGGACCAGCAGCGCGCGACGCGCGGTGTCGTCCGATGGTGCATTCGCGTGGTGAACAGGACAACAGACGAGAGGCATTGAATGTACGGAACGGAATTGAAGTTGCGAAGGCAGCGGCTTGGCCTGACGCACGCCCTGGTTGCGAGGATTTGCAACGAATTTCAGGGATTTTCGATTGGGGTGACGGAGCGGGACATTCGCAACAATGAGCGCATCTCCGATGAGTCGATCAACAACAGTGACCTTTCCTCGGTGATCGGGCGTGCGATTGAATTCGTCGAAGATGACATCGACAAGCGCATCGAGTCCATGAGGCGCGCGGTCAAGCGCGGGACGAATCCATCCAAACTCCTGGTGGGCAGTGCCGTGCTGCTGTGCTGTCGGAATCAGGCGGACTTGGATCTGCTCTATCCCAACGAAGCGCCCTATGGAATGGCGCATCATCGTGCTTTCATCGGAATGGCGCTGCTTGCGCTGTCAGGCAACATCCGGAAACACTTGTGGGTGTTGACTCTCCCGCGGAGATTCGTTCGGTTGGCACAATCCGAGCCGGAGGAATGTTCGCCGCAGTTCATGTTCGACTGGTTCGCGGGCGAGTACGACGCCTATCCGATCAATTCCCCGCGTTGTCGGTTAAAGCCGGTGTCGTTGCAATCGGCCCCGAAACCAGCGTCTGGCAATTGATCTTCCGTGAGTCTGTCCAACCCCGCCAATGCCGCCAGCGACCTCCTGCTGCGGCGGGAGCAGGCTGCGCACGCCTATCAGGTCGAACAGTCGGTCGGCCTGCGCTCGCGCCTGGGCACGTTCGTGCGCGACGCCTTTACTCGGGCGAAGCGCCACAAGGAAGCGGTCGTGTGGCGCAACGGCGCCAGCGTCCACGAGACGATGATGCGCTGCCTGCGCATGCGCCACAACGAGTACGACCCGGAACTGGCGCGGGCGCTGGACGGAATCGATGTCTACATGCCGCTGGCGAGCATGAAGATGCGCGCGGCGCAGGCGTGGATACGCGACACCCTCGCCAACGCCGAGGACAAGCCGTGGACCGTGGAGCCAACCCCCATCCCCGAACTGTCCGACGCCGGCAAGCTCGCGGCTCGGCAGGCGTTCCTGGTGGAGGTGCAGCGCAGCGGCGTCGAACTCCGGTACCTCGCCCCGTATCAGGTGCAGGCGCGGATCAAGCAACTCGAAGACGTGGCGGCGGACATCGTGCTGGAGACGGCGCGCGAGGCCTGCGCGCGGATGGAGAAGCACATCGCCGACCAGCTGGAGGAGGGTGGCTGGCGCGAGGCGTTCGACGCGGCGATCGAGGACCTGACCGTGTTCCCCGGGGCAGTCCTGAAGTCGCCCATCGTGCGCCGGGTGCAGGCGCCGCAGTGGGACGGCGAGCGGCTGCGGATCGTGGCGCGCACGAAGGTCCGGGTCGAGCGTGTCTCGCCCTTCGACCTGTACCCGGCGCCGGATGCGACCAATCCGCAGGATGGCAGCTACCTGTGCGAGCGCATGCCGATGACCGGCAAGGCGCTGTCGGACTGCATCGGCCTGCCGAACTTCTCCGAGCGCGCGATCCGCGCGGCGCTGACGCTGCATCCGGGCGGTTACGCCTGCGGCGATCCGGTGGCGAACGAGCGCGCGCAGTTGGAAGGACTGGCGACCGCGGGCGCCTGGGGCGCCTCGAACGCCTCGTCCACGGGCCATGACGGCACCTATGACGTGGTGGACTTCTGGGGCCGGGTGCCCGGCGCGGTGCTGCTGGAGTGGTGCCAACTCGAAGGGCTGCCGCCGAGCGCCGTGTTCGGCGAACGCGCGGTCGATCCGGACGCCTACTACGAGGCGAACGTCTGGCTGCTGGGCGACCTGGTGCTGCGTTCGCTGCTCAACCCGATCCCGACCGGGCAACGGCCGTATCAGGTCGCGTCGTTCTCGCGCCTGCCCGGCAGCTTCTGGGGCGAGGGCCTCGGGCAGATCCTGCGCGACGTGCAGCGCCAGGTGAACTCCGCGGCGCGCCGGCTGGTGCAGAACATGGCCTACGCCTCCGGCCCCATCGCCGAGATCAACCTCGACCTGCTCGACGAGAGCGAGGACGCGCCGAACCTGGTGCGCCCGTATCGCGTGTTCTATACCCAGGGCGCCGGCAAGGGCCGGGCGATCAACATGGAGAAGATTCCGAGCGTCGCGGCGGAGTTGAACGCGGTGTTGCAAGCCTACTGGCGGCTCGCCGACGAGGTCAGCGGCGTGCCGGCCTACGCCTACGGCGGCACGACGCCGGCGACGGGTGCGGCGGCGACGATGGGCGGCCTGAGCCTGCTCTACAACAGCGCGCTGCGCGGCATCAAGCAAGCGATCGGCAACCTCGACAAGCACCTGATCGAGCCGACCATCGCCGCGTACTACCTGCTGAACATGCTGCTGAACCCCGATGCGAGCCTAAAGGCCGATGCGACCGTCGTCGCGCGCGGCGCGAAGGGGATCATGGCCCGCGAGATGCGCCAGGCGCGCACCGTGGAGACGCTGCAGGCGATCACGCCGTTCGCACAGGGCGGATTGTTGCCGCGGGAAGGGCTGGTGAACCTGCTGCGCGACTGGGTGGGCCTGCAAGGCTTCAATCCCGATCTGATCTTTGGGAAGGCGCTGCCCATGAACGCACCGGGCACGCCGCCGCTGGACCCCGCGAACGCGGGCGAAGGCACGGGGGCGCGCACGACGCCTGCGACCGCCCCTGCGACGGCGATGCCGGCGCTGGATGGCCGCCAGGGCAGCGTCGTCGATGCGCTCCGCGGCGATGCCCTGTGATGCGACCGATCCGATCCTGCTGAACCACGGCTCTGATCCCGCTGAGCCACCTCTCCGATCCCGACAAGAGACCCCCATGAAACTCGACGGTGAAGACCTTCTGCCGGGCGATGCCGTGTTCGACATCGTCTACGGCCCCGGCTTCGTCCACCGCATCGACGCGCACGCGCAGGCCTTCTTCGTGCGCTTCGGCAACCGCAGCGCCGGCTACCGGCCGGACGGCGTCAGCGACCGCGCGCAGCGGCGCACGCTGTACTGGCAGGACCCGGTCGTGTTCGTCCCGGCGAAGTCGGCCGCGAAGTGGCAGTTGCTGCTGCGGATGGTGCGAGCGCTGTGGCGCACGATCGAGCGCGATCCGCTGGTGGAAGTGATCGCCCAGGAACCCCCGCAGGAGCCCGGCCATGGCGCGTGAGGGCTTCCTGTACTACGGCGCGCTGCCGACGCTGGCGGACGAGGCGCCGAACGTGGAAGTGACGTTCGCGCCTGTGATCCTGCGCTTCGCCGGCCACGGCTGCGCCGAGGTCGAACTGCTGATCCACCCGCGGATCAAGGACCCAGCGGACGCCTGCTGCGCGCCGCCGAGCGCGCCGGAACTGTGGGCGACGTACCGGATCGACGGCTGCAAGACGGTGCTGTGCGAGCGCCACAACCAGGTGGTGCTGGCGATCCCCGGCACCTACCGCGTGCGCGTGTGCCGGGGCGACCTGGACACGGTGGTCTATTGGGAAGAATCCGAGGCGCTGGCGAACCGGGCATTGCTGCCGGTGCCGGCGACGCACTGAACGAGGAGTCCGCATGTCCTGCTGCGACGAGATCAACATCGACGGCACGACCGTCCGCAATCTGACCCTGATCGACGCGCGCGTCGTCGGCGGCGTGCTGCTGGGGACCAACCTCGGCACCGATTGCAACGGCGCGCCCGTGCTGGCGGGGCAGACCCCGCTGGCGACGTGCGCGGACCTCGCCGCCGCGATCGACGGCCTGCCGACGCCCGCTGCCAGCGTGCGCGTGACCGCCGTGACCTTCACCGCCGATGGCCGGCTGGTCATCTCCCTGTCGGACGGCAGCGCGGTCGAGACGCCGACGCCGGCCGCGCTGACCACCGACCAGGTGGCGGCGGTGTTCCGGACGTGCGCGGGGCAACCCCACATGCCCGGCGACCGCATCCCGACCTGCACGGAGATGCAGGACGCGATCGACACCGCGACGACCGGTGCGCGCATCGGGATCACGGGCGCCAACCCTCCGGCGACCAGCGAGAACGACACCTTGCCGACGACGCTCTACGGCGGGCGCGATGGCCTGCTGGGTCGGCCCATCGGCTGGGTGAACATCGGCGGCTACGTACTGCCGTACTACGCCTTCGTCGATTGCGGCGCCGCCACCGTCGAGACCCCCTGACCGCCGCCGCACGAACGGAACGACCCATGGCCGCACACCGCCCCCTCCAATACGACGCGGGCGGCCACCGCCCGTTCGCGCCCGGCGACACCGTGCCGGCGGACACGGTGCCCGGCGACGGTTTCGCCGCTGCGTTCGCGACCTGCGCCGGCACGGCGCACATGCCGGGCGCGGCAATCCCGCTGTGCGCGGAGATGGACGCCGCGATCGAGCAGGGGTTCGTGCAGGCGCTGGCCCGGCTCATCGCCGGGACCGGCATCGCGATCACCCTGCGGCCGGATGGCACTTACCTGCTGACCAACACCTGCTGCGAGCAGTCCCACGTCGAATCCTGACGGAGTTCCCATGCCCGAACATCGCCCCCTGAAGTACGAACGTGGACAGCACCTGCCGTTCGCGCCCGGCGACACCCTGCCGCCGGACACGATCCCCGCCGAGTCCTTCGCCCGCGTGTTCAAGACCTGTGCCGGCGCCGATCACGTGCCCGGCGATGCGATCCCGACGTGCGCGGAACTGGCCGCCGCCATCGAACTCGCACAGCAGACCTTCCTGAACCGCATCGTCGCCGGTCCCGGGATCGCGATCACGGTCGGACCGGGCGGCACGCGCATCATCGCCAACACCTGCTGCGACTCGCAGCACACGCTGGTCGGCGTCGTGCCGCTGGCGACGCCCATCGTCGAAGGCCAGGCCGCGTGCTGGCGGATCGAGGTGACGCCGGTTGTCGCCGGCCACGATCTGCCGCTGACCTTCAGCTTGTTCGGCTCCGAGCAGGCGTTGCGCGGCTACCCCGCGCCGGTCGGCGTCGTCATCCCGGTCGGGCAGGCGGCGGTGGAGGTGTGCGTGGCGACGCTCGACGACGGCACGGTCCTGGGCACGCGCGAACTGTGCCTGCACGTGGAGGCGCCGCGGTTGTCCCAGGGCGGTAGCGCCTGCATCGCGATCCTCGACAACGACGAAGCGCCGCCCTCGACGCACACCATCACGGCGGTCAACGTCTCGCCCGGGTACAGCGTGCCCGAAGGCACGAACGTCTGCTGGGAGATCGTCCTGGATGCGCCGGTCACGGGCGCGGCGGTGACGATCCCGGTGGCGCTGTCGGGCGACGAGCAGGCGATCCACGGCTACGCCATCGCCTCGCCGCTGACCATTCCCGTTGGGCAGTCACGCGCCAGCGTCTGCGTGCAGACCACCGACGACACGATCGACGAGCCGGATCGCGAACTGGGCCTGGACATCGGGACCACGCCGCGCATGCCGACGTTTCCGGGCGGGCGTGTGCCGGTGACGATCACCGACAACGACGGCGCGCTCGCCCTGATCGACATCACCAGCGATCACCCCGGGAGCGTGTCGCCCGGCGATACGGTGTGCTGGACCGTGGTCCTCAACGGCCCGGCGCCGGCGGGCGGCTTCCCCTTCGTCGTGACCGTGAGCGGTGCCGTGGTCGATGGCGGCCAGGTCTGCGCCAGCTTCGACGGCACGACCAGCGGCGTGGTACTGACCACGCTGTCCGGCCAGATCGTCGCGGGCGCGACGACGGCGACCGTCTGCTCCCTGCTGCCGGCGACGCCCGGCCTGCCGGCCGGCGCGCTGGTGCGCGACGCCGGGCAGTGCTTCGCGCTGGACTGCACGCCGCCGAACGCCAACGTCTACACCGCCGACCTGACGATTGCGCCGAGCGGCGCCATCGGTGGCGCGGCGGCCGGCGATGGCGGCAACTGGATCGGCAGCAGCGGCGCCAATCCGGCCGGTTTCGAGGTCCGTGTCAGCGGCGGCTTGTCGGATGGCCCCGACGGGCTGGATGTCTGGTTGCCGCTCGGCGCGGCGCGCGCCTGGACGCGCACGCTCGCCTGCGGCACCAGCGCGACCATCGGCGGTCGCCTGCAGATCCGCCGTGTCAGCGACCAGCAGCTCGTCGTCGACGAGCCCTATGGCGGTTATCAGGTCTTCACGGGCGTCAACGCCCAGTGTCCTTGAGTTCGGAGCGAACGACATGGCCAATAGCGTCTGCAATCCGGTCGTCGTGACGACGACCACGGGGTTCCCCTTCGACGGCGCACGCCGCGGCTGCTTCGTCACCACCGGCGGCGCGGGGACCACCGTGCAGTATTTCATCGGGCTGGGTCAGGACGGCCAAGTCACGGAAGGGTCCAGCCTCGCACCGGTGACGCCCGGCAATCGCGGGCGCTGGCTCGCCACGGGCGAGACGGCGTCGAACTACGAACTGCGCGTCGCCAGCGGTGACGCGCCCCAAGGCGTGGCCGTGGGCGCGTGGCTGTCGCTGGCGGCCGGGCGCCAGCTGGCGTGGTCGTACACGCTCTCCGGCGTGTCTGGCGGCCGGTTCGTCTCGGCGACGCTCGAACTGCGGCGCGCCGGCGATGGCGTGGTCATCGACACCGCGACCGTGGACAACGTGCAGCTCGGCGTCAACGTCGAGTGCCTGTGAGGCCGGCATGACCAGCATTTTCGACAGGCCGGGCTGCGCGCCCGGCATCCTGGGCTACGCCGGCCAGCCGAACGGCCGCCGCGACGATGTGTACCTCTCGCCGGATTCCGAGTCGGTGGAATCGCCGGAGTTCGAGGTGATCGCGCCGGCCGCCGTGGTCTGCGCGTTCGATCTCAAGCCCGGCCAGCGCGTGCGCGTGGACATGGTGACGGGTTACCGGGACACCACGCTGTATGCCCCCGTCGTCCACCACGGCCAGCCGCTCGCGCTCGATGTCGCGAACACCCAACTCGCCGTCGTCCTGCCCGGTCGCTATCGGCTCGTGGCCGAAGGCGTGGCGCCCGGCATCGACATGCCGACCGTGATCGTCCTGCGCCGCAACGGCGTGACGCAGGCGCTCGCATGAGTCGCGATCCGCAGCGCGAACTGATGCGCGTGCGCGAGGCGGTGCGTTCGCTGTCCGCGAACCCGAATGCCTGGCGCGTCTTCGTCGGCTACCTCGCGCAACTCGACCAGGACGCCGCCGACCGGCTCGTCGGCATGGACGAGACGACCGACATGCTGCGCCAGCAGGGCGCGGCGCGCGCCATCCGACAGATTCATGCGCTGGCGGCCTCTGCCGACAGCGCGCCCCACACCGCCGCCGCGGTGCCGCACGGCCCGCTGCTGTAGTGCCCCCGGCGCAAGCCGGGTTCCTTCCTCCCAGGAATACCGACGACGCCCGCACGGGCGTCGCCCCGGAACACCGACGACACCGGCAGGCCAGCCGCGTGTCCCGGCTCCGGCGCGACGCCGTGCGGCACCGTCGCGGCTCCGCTCCCGAGGTTCCCATGTCCGATTTTTTCTCGCTTGAACAACTGCAACAGCAGGCCGATGCCGCGGCACCGGGCGCAGCCCCGTCGCCGCCGACCCCGGCCCCTGGAACCCAACCCGCACCCGCTGCGCCCGCACCCGCTGCGACACCGGCTTCGCCGGCCGCCCCGGATGCGTCCGAGGCGCAGTACGTCAACCTCGAACACTGGCGACCCGACCCGGATACTCCCGGCCCGGACACCGCCGCACCGAGCGCCGACGACGCGAAGTGGGAAGCCCGCTATCACGCCCTGAAGGGCAAGTACGACGCCGAAGTCCCACGCCTGTCCGAAGAAGTCCGTGCCCTCAAAGCGCGGAGCGGGCAGGGCGAGGGCATCGACACGAACGCCGAACTCCAGTTGCTGCGCGACCTGACCCAGCGGCAGAGCCAGGAACTCGAAGCGCTCAAGCAGGCGACACCGGCCGCTGCGCCGGCCGCCGCGCCCGGACTGGGCGAGCTGAGCGACGACGACCTCGCCTTCGAGTTCGGCGAGAACGGCGCCAAGGCCATCCGCGCGCTCCTGACCAAGGTCGACGGCCTGCAGCAGCAGGTCGCCGACCAGGTCAAGCCGCTGGAAACGCGCCTGACGCAGAGCGAAACCCAGGGCTTCCGCGAACGCCTCGCCCAGCGCCTCGGCGCCGCGCAGTCGGTGTTCCAGGACGGCGAGTGGGCCAGCTTCGTGTTCCAGCCGATCCCCTTCGGCGGCGGCAAGACCTTCAACCAGGCGCTGCAAGAGGCGGACGCCCGCCGCGACATCGACGGCATCGTCGAGATCGTGCAGGCGTTCCAGCAGCGCAAGGCATCCCCCTCCGATCGCACTCCCGCGCCCTCGGCGCTGGACGCGCTCGCCGTGCCCGACCGCATCCATGCGGGCGGCGCACCGGCCGCCGGCCAGCGGTTCCGCTCGGGCGACATGGAATCGATGATGGGGTTGTGGCAACGCGGGCAGAAGACGTTCCAGGAGCTTCAGCAGTTCGAGCGCGCTTTCCAGCAGGCGCTGCGCGAGGGGCGCGTCGATCCCTGATCGATCACCGGCACACGCACCCATCGTGCGGGTGTCGACAGCATTGCCCCCTCGCTTGAGGGCCGTGGACAGCGCATCCCCAACGCTGACTCACGGAGATTCGTTCCATGACCATCCCCGCCGCGACCGGCTACCCGCAGTACAGCGGGTCGCTGATCCAGCCGCACTTCTATCCGCGCTTCCTCATGCGCTCCTACGCGGAGACGCTGATGAAGGACATCACTTCCACCAGCTACACCGGCCAACTGCGCCAGTTCGGCGACCAGATCACCTTCCAGCGCGAGCCGGTCGCGCGCATCCACCGCTACCAGAAGAACCTCCGGCTCCAGACCGACACGCCGGAGATCGAGACCACCACGCTCACGGTGGACGAGGGGTTCTACTGGAACTACAAGCTCGACCGGGTGGACGTGAAGCAGATCCGCAACGCGGACGACCTGCAGAACGCCCTCATCGCCTCGGGCGGCCGGTCGGTCGGCTACGCGCAGGAGAAATCGATCCTCGCCAAGATGATCCGCGATGCCGCGCCCTACAACAAAGGCATCAACGCCGGCCTCAACAGCCGCAACGTCAACCTCGGCGCGGTCGGCAACCCGCTCCAGATCACCGGCGGCAACCTGCTGGAGTTCTTCGCGCGCTGCAATCAGGTCATGGCCGAGAGCAACGTCTGGGAGGCCGGTGAGATGTTCATGATTTTGCCGCCCGCCGCGACCGCACCGCTGTTCACCTCGCCGCTGTCCAACGCCTTCGTCACCGGCCTGCCGCGCAGCTTCCTCGTCGATGCCAGCGGCAAGCCCCTGCGCAACCTCGACCCGGCCGGCTTCCGCCTGCTCGGCTCGAACTTCGTGCCCACCGTCTACGACACCACCGCCAACGCGCAGTGCAGCTTCGTGATCTTCGGCCGACGCAATGCGACCGGCTACGTGCAGCAGCTCTCGGATGCGGACGTCATCAAGTCCGAGCACTTCTTCGGCAGCTACTTCCGGGGCCTGTCGATCTTCGGCCACAAGCCGCTGTTCCCCGAACAGCTCGGCGTCGCCTACGTGCGCTTCAACTGAGGAGACCTCCATGGCCTACCACCACCTGTACCACGGCGGCGGCAAGACCCCGTTCGATGCGCTGTTCGGCCAGAACGCCGCCGGCTGGATCGACGACGGCTGCTCCGCCTGTCCGACGCCGGCCGATCTGACCGGCGCCCTCACCACGGAACTGCTCGATCGGGTCAACACCGAGGCCGCCGGCCACAAGCTCCACGTCGCCTACGGCCTCTCGCGCTCGCTCGACTTCTATCCGGGGCTGGTCGATACCGGCTACACGATGCGCGGCGACTGTGTCGTCCCCAACGGCGACGAGGGCCGGTTGCAGCCCGGGTTGCAGCAATACCTGGTCTGCCACGACATCGGCAGCGAGGACGTGATCTATCCGATCGTCATCCCGCCGGGGTGCTTCCTGCACGGGTTCTACTGGAAGGTGGAGTCGGCCGAGCCCGGCGTGTCCTTCCAGGCATCCACCGTGCGGGGCGCGTTCACCGCCGCGATCGACGGTTCGGTCCTCAGTAGCGACTACGTCGTCGTCAACGCCTGGCAGCCCGTGGCCGATGCGGTGACGCTCGCCGTGGCCGGCTGGCCCGCGGCCGGTCCGACGAAGTTGCGGCTCACCGTCTCGGCGGTGATCTTCCATCCCGACACCGGCAACTGATCGCCGCGCCATCGCGCGCCGCGCCATCCCCACAGCCCCGCTTCGGCGGGGCTTTTTTCATGTCCGAGGAATCCCATGCAACCCTTCCCCATGCCGCAGGTCTCCCAGCCGCACACGTCCCTGGACCTCCACCGCAACATCGAACACACCGGCGAGAAGATGCAGGTCTTGCAGGACGAGCACGGCCACCTGTATCCGCGCGACGACGAGTTCGAGCTGTTGCCGGGCCTCACGCCCGGCTACACCACCAACGGCCGCGACTTCGAGCGCGCCGGCGAGACGATCCGCAAGGTCGGCTCGATCCTGACCATCCCGACCATCGAGACCGACATCCACGGCAACCCGCTGGACATGGCGACCGCCGGCCTGGAAGGCGGGTTCGAGGACGCGGACAACCGGATCGGCGAGGCCCGGCGCGACCTCGTCAAGCGTCGCAACGAGCGCATCGACGACGGCGCCAGCGGAGCATTGCTGTAATGGCCGAGTCCGCTGCCGCGCTGATCGTCGAAGTCGCGCGACTGCTCAACGACGCCGAGCCGGGCTACGAACACATCCGCTGGACGCGGGCCGATCTGCTGGAGTACCTCAACGATGCACAGCGGCAGGTCTACCTGTACCGGCCGGAACTGTACGCGCAGACGGACGTGTTCCCGCTGGTGGCCGGCGCACGGCAGGGACCGCTGCCGGACGGCTGCCAGTTGCAGAAGGTCATCGGCTCGGCTGGCGACACTGGTCGCGCGCGCAAGGTGGACGACGGACTGCTGCAGGCCTTTGCCGGCACGGATTGCATGTGGGGCTGCAACGAGAAGGGGTACCGCCTCAGCGGCTACAGCTTCACGCCGCAGGACCCGCGGGCATTCTTCGTCGATCCGCCGGTGCCGGACGACGGCCAGACCTACACCGTGGCCCTGGTGTGCCAGCAGTCCCCCGAGGCGATCACGCTCGCGGACCTGGACGACGCCGATCCTCGCAACGATCGATTGGTCACGCCCGCGCGCATGCACAACGCGCTGATCGAGTGGATGCTGTATCGCGCCTACTCGGTGGACATGGAATCGGCGCAGTCCTTTGCCAAGCAGGAAGTCCACCGCCAGCACTTCTACGCCATGCTGGGCGTGTCCGAGGCGAAGGAGAGGGTCGTCGCGGTCTCGCAGGCCGGACGCGCGCCGGAAGGAGCGCAGCCGTGAATTGCGGACCGGGCTTCACCGACTTCGCGCCGTTCCTGGCGCGCGTGGTCGCCGCCGCGCCCGGGCTGCCCGATGTCGCGGCCCACAGCTACCTGCGCGACGCCGCGATCCGGTTCTGCGAAGCCTCCGGCTGGCTGGAGCGCGAGGCGGTCCTGCCGATGGCCTGCGGGGTACGCGACTACCCGGTCGTGCCGTCCGACTGCGAGCGGGTGGTCCGCGTCGTCGCGGTGTCGATCGGCCGTCGCACGCCCGATGGCCGCTGGCCCGATGACCACATGCTCGATCCGCGCCGCGATGTGATCGAGACCGGCTGCGGCTTCCGGGTGGAGGCGTTGGAGACGCCGGACGTGTCGGTCTGGATCGACCGTGAGGGTGACGCCTGCGACAGCCTGTGCGTGCGCTACGTCGCCGCGCCGACGCACGACGCCTGCCGTCTCGATGCGCGGCTGGCCGAGGAGTGGGGACGTGCGCTCGTGGAGGGTGCGCTCGCGGACGTGTTGCTCCTGACCGGGCACCCGTTCAGCGATCCGCGCCTGGCGGCCGTCTACGGCCAGCGCTTCGAGGCGGCGATCCTGCGCGCCCGCACACGGCGCCTGCGCGGGCGCACGGGCGGGGCGCGAACGATGGTGCCCGAGCGTGGCGATTTTGCGGTGTAGGAGGAAGACATGGCCCGTCCGCTGATCGTCGAACCGACCACCGAACGCGTGTCCGTCGTGCTGATGCGCGGCTGCGCGACGGTCGATGCGGCGAACATCACCTTGACGGTCACGCGTAAGGGCGAAATGCCGTGTCTGCCCGCGCCGGCCTGTCCCGCGCCCTGTCTGCCGCCTTGGTCGCGTGCGCAAGATCTCCCCGAAAGTCGTTGGGGCGGTTGCGATAGTTGCGGTGAATTGAATTGCGACGCCTGCGGCAAGCTGGCGCCGACGTTGGCGCCGTGTCGGCCCTGCGAGGGGATGCCGGCGGTCCTGTGTCCTGCACCCTCGAAGACCTACATTGCCGAATCCGTGGTTCGCGGGGTTGCGACCTTCCGGATCGACCAGGACCTAGCCGAAGCGCCAGAAGGCTGGTACGTCGGCCGGGTAGCGATTGCCGGGTGCGCGGTGGCGGCGCTGACGATTTTGGTCCGTAAGGCATTACGAAGCGCGCGAGCGCACATGCAGTAGTCGTGCTTGAATCTGATCAAGAGACGAGGCCTCTTGCATCGGCGTACCGGATGGCTATCATTCAACTGTAGCCGCGTCGCGCTCAACCTGCTGCCGGGTTAAACGACGCTCTTGATTGAATGATTCATTGGCCGTGCCCATTCCTTCGGTCGGTGCGTAATCGGCAGACATCGACCAATTCCATGAGGAATCTGGCATGTCGCAGTCTTCGTATTTCGTTTCTGAAGCTGTCGTTCAACACTTCAAGAAAGTCACACGCCGCCAGTTGCTTGGCGTCTCTTCCGCACACCTGAGCGAAAGCTTGGCTTCGGCATTGGGCTTCAATACTTATGCCGCATTGCGCGCAGCCCTCAAGGGTCGACCAACGGCCTCTGCGGAGAAGCCTAGTAACGCCAGATTGGCAGAACGCTTGCGCCAGCTTGGCTATGTGCATGTACCGTCTGACTTGAAAATTCTTCCGGAACTTGATCGTTCCTATACGCCATTTCGGAGTTTTCCTCTGCAGCGACCGCGAAGGATTCGCTGGATGGCATGGCGGAACATGATGGTGGCTGCAATCAATGCCGGACTGGAACAGCGGCTCTTCGGCCTCTCTCCCGGGCAGAATTGGTGGCCTGGTGCAGACCCTGTGACGATCCGGAGTGTGTGGTGCAGCTATCGCTTCGTGTTTGATGGTGGTATCCCGGGGGTTGCCAGCGTTGATAGTTCAAGCGGCGATGAATTGTCCATCCACGTTATGCTTGATCCTCGGGATGCGACGATAGAGCCACATAGCTGTGAAGGATTGGAAGACGGCGGCGCCGTTGCGCATGGCTGGCTGGAGAGGCGGCTTGGGGTCTGGATACAAGATAGTGGAGAGCAATTTTCTTGCAGGCGGGTGTTGCTGGACCGCGTCGCAAATGCGAAGGCCGATCCGGTTGGGTATGCCGATTTTGGCAGCTTCATCCTCTAGCCGAACCTATGCCACGTCGTGTGCATGAGCGGCGCGCCATGAAGGTGCGCCGCTTTTCGACAACAACTTTGGAAGTAGTTGCATGATCCTTCCGCACAATCTTTCGCAGATCAATGAGAGCTACATTCGTGCGCTCGTCGCTGCTCAAGCCGAAGAAACGATCTACCAAGAGTTCAAGCGCCAGCTTCCGAGCGGAGATGACAAGAGTCGGCAGGAGTTCCTTGCCGATGTATCCGCGTTCGCGAATAGCTCTGGTGGCGACCTGATCTATGGCATTGATGAGGATGGAGAGGGGCGGGCTACGGCGATCGTGCCACAGCAAGGGAACAAGGACGATGAGGTACTCCGATTGCAGAGCTGGCTTTCGGACAGCATCGAGCCTCGCATTCCCGGTCTGCAAATCCAGCCAGTGGATGTTGACGGTGGGTTCGTTTTGGTTATCCGCGTGCCGCAAAGCTGGGCCGGGCCGCACCGCCTGAAGACCAAGGGCAGCCAGCACTTTTTTACGCGTGAGTATGGCCGCAAAAGACAGCTTGACATTCCTGAAATTCGTGCATTGTTCCTGCGGTCAGAAAAGCAGGCGCAGCACATTCGGGATTTCAGGACCGAGAGGCTCGGAAAGATCATCGCTGAAGAAACGCCGAGGCCGCTTGTTCATGGTCCTGTGCTGGTCGTTCATTTCGTGCCGACCCAGGCGGCGTTGGGGTTGGTGCAGATCGATCCGCGGATCTACATGCAGGGAGAGCGCCATCTTCGTGTTATGGGGCATGGAGGCTGGAATCCTATGCCAAATGCGGATGGCGCTTTGGCCTATAGGGCAAATCGAAACCGGAAAACGTCAGACTATTCATTGATGTTTCGGAATGGTTTTTTTGAGTCTGTCATGGTTCTTGATGTTGATGAGAATGGTGTTGCGTGGCTGCCGAGCTACTACTACGAAAATTCGATAATCCAGCACCTTGGCTATCTCAGGGAAGAGTATGAGCATCTTGGTGTCGGCCAGGAGATGACTGCCATGCTTTCTATTGTCGGTGCTAACCGAGTTCGTTTTTCTCTTGAGCCTGCTCGACTTCATCTGACAGAAGAGATGGGTGCGTTTGATCGCGCATATTTGGTGCTGCCTGATGTCTTGTTGCCAGCGGGTGCGCCTGCTGCCACTGCACTGCGCCCGTTGTTTGACTTGGTGTGGCAGTCGGCCGGATTCTTGAGGTCGTTTAATTACACCGAAGCTGGTGATTGGGTCGTAAAGTGAATGCTCCTTCTGTTAAGAAGAAGTGTTGGCGCGCGCTATGGGCGATGCGCTGATCCATTCTGAAAAGCCTTTGCATCCAGAAAATATGCCTTCTCTTCAGTTTTCCTCGTTTGGAGGAATGCGCCCGCGCGTCCAGCGAACGCTAGTGCAAGGCAACGAAGCGACTTGGGTCGAAAACGTCAACCTGTGGCACGGTACCATTGAGGCGTATCGCGCGCCGCTGCTTGTTGACCCGCGCGGCGCACCGCATCGCACGATCTTTCACACTGGAGCAGGCTGGATCGTCCTGCCCGGCGTCGATGATCTGGTGTCCGGCGTGCCCGGATGCCCGCGCGTGATCGCGGTCGGCGAGGACCTGCGTGTCCCGGTATGGGCCGATGCGGCAGACGCCGTGGCTGGTCGCTGGTCGCGCTTGGGCTTGCCCGTGCCGACGCCGCCGATCGCTATCCCCAGCGCACAGCCAAGCTGGGCCGGGCCGAACGACCAGCGCAGCGAGTACCGCGCGTATGTCGTCACCTACGTGGATCGGTTCGGCAACGAAGGCCCGCCGTCGCTGCCGAGCGCGCGTTTCGGGATCGACGACGGCGCCGCCGTCCTGGTGCAGTGGGACAGCGCCCCCATGGGCGGTTGGGACGTGCAGGCGGTACGGCTGTACCGGCTGACTGCCAGCGACGCAGGCGCCGAGCAGATCAGCTTGCCGCGCATGGAAGACTTCCACCTCGTCGGGGAATTCCCGGCGGCCGTGAACGGGGTCAACGACGCACTCCCGAATCTGGACCTGGGCGAGCCGCTGACGACGATGCGGTTCGCGCCCCCGCCGGAGGGGCTGACGCATCTGGTCGCCGAACCGAATGGCACGCAACTGGCCGGCGCAGCTGGTCGCGACCTGTGGGTCTGTGAACCGCACGAGTTCCATGCGTGGCCCGATGCCTACCGCCTGCACCTGGACGACACCATCGTCGCGCTGGCCTGGGCCGACAGCGGGCTGTACGTCGCCACGGACGGACACCCGTACTGGATTGCATCGCAGGCGGACGACCTGGGGCGGCGGGAGGTATTCCGCATGCCCGAACCCATGCCCTGCATCTCGCGCCGGTCGATGGCGACGACGCCCAGCGGCGGCGCGCTCTACGCCGGCCGCGAGGGGCTGGTCCTGTTGCTCGGTCGCCAATGCCAGCGCGTCAGCCAGGCGTATTGGGGCGAGGACGACTTCGCGGCCCTGCAGCCGGAGACGATGCTCGCCGCTGTCCACGACGGCCTGTGGTTCGGGTTCACCGCGAACAGTGGCTGGATGCTCGACCTGACCGACCCGATCTACCCGGGACGCCAGTTGGGGCTGATCGCGCTATCGCTGCGGCCGACCGCGCTGCACCGCAGCCGCACCGACGACCTGTTCCTCACGTTGCCGACCGGCATCGGCCAGTGGAACGCTGGCCCGACCTACCTGCCGCTGCGCTACCGAACCCGCTGCACGGTGACGCCGGGGCACATGAACTGGGCGGCGGCGAAAGTGGTGTGGGATGCACACCCGTTCCGCGGTGACTGGGCGGAGGCAATCCCGGCGACCACGTTCCGGTTGTGGACCGACGACCGGCTGCGGTTCGAGCGCCAGCTACGGCACTCCAGTCCCTTCAGGTTGCCGCACCTGAGCCGGCATCTGGGATTCGAGATCGAGGTCGAACGGCCGGAATCGCCCGACAAGGGCGCGCTGCGCGAAATTCACGTCGCCAGCAGCATTGTCGAACTGGCGGTGGGGTAGGAAAACCCTGACACGGTGGTGCGGCAATGACCGATAGTTTTCCGCCCGGTCGCGCTGTAGCCTGTGCTGGTCAGGTTCGGGGCCGTAGGCAGCTCAACCCGGACGGCCGTCGGGCACGGCCCTTGCTGACCCCGTTATTCCTTGGCGAGCGCATGTCGGAGAAATGCTTCTGCTTCTGGCGGATAGCCCCTGTATTCGGGCTTCGCCACGGTGTCCATGTAGCGCTGGAAGAACGTGCGCTTCGGGAGATACTTCGCGTAGAGCGCTTTCTGATGCACCCAGACTTGCAGCAGCTTGTCGCTCGTCTGGTTGAATTCCAGAAAGCAGTTCGTATCGGTGTCGGCGGCCAAGTCCCATAGCCACGTCCGGCGCGGATTCCATTCGACGCGGTGATGTCCTTTGTCGTCGCGTTGACCGAGCGTGAAGGTCTTGCGCCAGAATTCCTGAATATCGACGACCCAGATGACGCGGCGACCGGTGTGCGCTCGATAGAAGTCCACGCGAGCGCGCGAGTCACGGATGTCGATGCGGCTGTGCTGAATCTCGATGACCGTGTTGTCGCTACCGAGGATGTCGGCGCGATGTTCGTTGTTCGGCCCCATGACCACTTCGCAGTGGGCGTCGTCGATGGTCGCCTTCCATTGCTCGTGCCATTCGGTTTCCGGCTCGTAGCCTGCGGGTAGCTTCGGCGCTCCGCCGACGTAGGCCCAATACTGCAAGATTTCACCGACGCATGCCTTGACCGGAAGACCGGTCCAAGTGCATGTGCCGAGCGCGCCGCTGCCGGCGATGTGTGCGCGGACTCGGCGTCCGTTGTGGAGCGCGATCAACATGGTTCGTTCCTTCTGGGGGCGCGGCGATAGCAGCAGAAGATGATGTCGTTGTCTATTGTGAAATCTCCGATTTCAAAAAAAACAATCGACAGAACGAGTTGAGGAATGTCTATAAACTCGTCCGAAAATCAAAACGGCTTCCGTAAATATTTGATTCTCATGGCGCCGTGATGAAAGCGCTAATTTGGTCAAATTTCGAGAAATTCAATCGAAAAAATCGATGAAATTCTTGGGTTCATCCCTCAATTCAACCAAGGCCCGCCCGGAAACGCGCGGGCCTTGTCGTTTCTGGAGGTTTCATGCAGATCAAACGCAACAACGACATCCCCCTGAGCATGGCCGACGCGCTGGTCGCACTGGTACGCCAGTACGTACTGGCGCTGGACCCGGAGGCGACGCCGAGCGAGGCGGGCATCGTCCGCGCCCTGGTGCCGGTGCTGGCCGGTGCGGGCGGCATCTCGATGTACGTCGGGGCCGCGATCAACGACGCCGGCGTGCCGGTCGGGGTGCTGATGGGCTACAACGCCCTTGCGCCGCTCGACGGCGAGGTGCAGGCGCACGCGCCGCTGCTGATGGTCGACGCGGCGGGCGAGGGCGTGACCGCCACGACGGCGACCGAACTCGTCGCCGACTTCGAGGTCTGGGCCAAGGAGCGTCAGGCGACCCAGCTCCGCGTGGAACTCGCGCCCGGCTGCGGCATGCCGATGCTGATCGGCTTCCGCGCCGCGACTTCGGCGTACAGCAAGAAGATCGGCTGATGGCGACCGCGGTCCTCGTCACCAACTGGGGTGGCGCGTCGTTCATGGACGCGGCGTACATGTCGATGCTCCAGCATCGCAACCTCGTCCAGAACGACAACACCTCCGCCGTCAACGCCTGGATCAACGCCGAGTCGAACCAGCGGCAGGACATCAACCAGCAGATCCGCGAGGTCATCTACAACCCGACGCTGCCGACCATGCTGCCCGGCACGATCTCATGGGGGACGATCCTCGCCGGCGCGGGCATCGGCGGACTGCTCGGCTGGATGCTCAACGATGACGACTATGCCGGCTTCGGGCAGACCCTGCCGCGCTACAACTGCGACACGGGTAACGTCGAAGTGGTGCCGGGCGATCCGGACGGTAATAGCCAGGTGACGAGCACGATCGTCGGCGCCGGCCTCGGCGCGCTGCTGGCGTACCTCGCCCAGCCCTCGATCCACGTCACCCCGAACCCGGCCGCCGGCCGCGACCGGTATCTGGCGGAACTGGCCTACAAGCAGCAACTCGACAGCGTGGGCGTGAAGGCCATCGGCCAGATCGCGATTCAGATCGCCATCGACAACTACATCGCCAGCAAGCAGCGCGACCTGGTGCGCTCGATCGCCAACGACCAGGCCGCGCTCGCCAACCGCCAACTGGTGATGGCCGAGAAGGAGTATTGCCGGTACGCCACGATCTTCGCGCCGGTCGAAGACGCGACGATGGCCCAGGTCGCCGCAGACCCGCGCTACGTGCCGCAGTACGAGTTGCACATGGGCCGCGCACGCAACGATGCGGGGCGCGCCTTTGGCAAAGCGATCACGGGCCTGAACCGCAAGCTCACGCGCTACTGCGCTGGCGCCAACGCGAACTTGCTGCGCGAGGTCCACACCGAGTGGGCGCGCACCGAAGTCGATGCCGTGAACCACGCCTGGCGCTACGAGGAGTTGCAGGCGTGGCGTCGCGACGACGTGCAGTTCAATCGCAAATTGCAGATGTTCAACATCGGCCGCAGCTTGCAGGCGAGTGCGACCGGCGACATGCGTGCGGCGACGGCCGCGATCGGCGCCGCGAACGAAGGGCTGCTGGGCGGCATGAGCGGCTACTACGGCGCGCTGCAGGCGAGTTTCGGGCGCTTCTCGGGGTACCTGATGCAGCAGTCGCGGGCGAACAGCCTGCAATCGTTCGGCATGGGGACGGCGATGCTCGCCCACGGCCTGCCCGGACTGGCCGGCGGGTTCGGGGGCGAAGCGCCCGACGACGACACCTTGCTCAATCTGCGTGACGCCCGCGGCCTCGCCGCGCGGATGGCGCCCTTCGCGTAATCCCCTCTCCAGCAGGCGATCCCATGCCGACCTACGACCCGCTCGCGATCCTCGATCGCGCCAGCGCCAGTTCCGCACAGTGGTTGCAGCAGCTCGACGAAGCGTCGGCTCGGCAGGCGGAAGCCCGCCAGCGCGCCTTCACGCTCGGGCTGGCGAGTGACCTGGCATTCAACACCCACCAGACGACGCTGGACCGGACCAATGCCGGCAACGTCTACGGCGCGCGCCGGTCGGAAGCGGACACCCGTCTGCTGCCTGCCTACGAGACCCGGCAAGGCGCGCTGTGGCGGCTCGATACCGACCAGGCGCAGATGCAGGGCCGGTTGCTGCCGGCACAGGAGGCGATGCAGGGCTCGGCCTACCAACTGGGCCACGAACAGAACCGCCTCGCGCTCGATGCGCTGGGCCGTGCCTGGACGCCCGACAACCAGCGTGCCCGCGACGCGACCGAGGACATGCGCTACCAGAACCCGGTGGCCGATGCCGCGGCGCGCGATGCCGCCGGATCACGCGCCGACCCGCTGCAGTCGGCCCAGGCCGCGCAGCGGGCGGCGGGTGCGTGGCCGGGCGCGCAGGGTGTCGCCGGGCAGTACGGCGCGCCCTACGCCAGCGGCCTCTATGCCAACGCCAGTTCAGCGCTGCTCGCCGGCAACGTCGATACGGCCAATGCGTTGCTGCGCACAGCGGGGCTCGGCCAGGTCGCAAAGGATGCCGCCGGGCAGATCACCTACACCGATGCGCAGGGCCACGCCTATCCGACGATGCCGGCGGCCTCGGCCGCGGCGCTGCTGCAAACCCTCACCGCCCAGCAGCCGACTCCGTTGCAGCACTACACCGATGCGGCCACCCGCGGCAGCACCACGCTCACGCCTGCGCAAGAGAGCCAGAAGACCGTCCTCGAACATCGCATCCAGACGCTGGACAAGGCGCTGGTCAGCGCGTTCGACGACGCCGAGCGGGCTTCGCTGCAACAGCAGCGCGACGAGGCGACGCGCGAACTCGCTTCGCTGTTCGGTGTTGGGCGACCGGGCGAGGTGGCCGCACCGACCGCAGGCACGTTGCCGGCCGCCGACGCCCTCGGGTTCGGCGCGAAGGCATCGCCGGCCGGCGCCACTGGCGCATTGCCCGCGACGCCTCCTGCCGCCATCCCTGTCGCTGCTGCCGCGCCCGCGCCGACCGATCGCGCGGTCCACGTCTATCGCTCGGCCGCCGATGCGGCGACCCCGGCCGCGCCCACCAAGCCGGCACCGCGCGCCCTCGCATCGGTACCCGCTGCACCCGATGTGCAGATCGATCCCGGCACCGGCACCCTCAAGCGTGAGCGGAGCCAACCGCGGACGGCGGATGCGCTGGAGACCTACCGCGACGCCGCCGAGCGCTGGCGCACCGCCGATGCGGCGCTGAAGGAAGCGCGGCAGTCGCAGGCGAGGTATCTGGAGAGCGGGCAGGGCGTGGATCGCCGCGTCGCGGTCGAGCGCTATGCGCAGGCCGAAGCGCAGGCCCGCCAGGCGCTGCTCGCGGCGCGCGACACCTACCGACGTGCACAGCAGGAAGACGGCGCCGACCGCAAGCGCCGGACCGCGCCCGTGCCTGCACCGGCCACGACCGCCTACGGCATCACCCTGCCGACCTACGGGACCGCGCCCTACCGCGGGCCGGTGTCGCCATGACCGACCCCGCCTACGACGCCTTCCGGACCCGGCTGGAGTCCGGTGGCAACGACAACGCCTACAACCCGCGCACCGGCGCGCTGGGCAAGCACCAGTTCCTTGCCTCGACCTGGCTCGGCCTGGTCCGCCAGTACAAGCCGTCGTGGGCGGAGGGGCTCACGCAGGCGCAGATCCTCGACAAGCGCCGCGACGGTGCCGTCTCCGACCAGATGGTCGCGCTGTACGACCGCGACAGCACGCGGCAGCTGGCGAGCGCCGGCTACGCGGCGACGCCGGGCAACCTCTATCTCGCGCATCACTTCGGCGCAATGGGCGCGGCGAAGATTCTCGGGGCACCGGATACGACGCCGATGCGGTCGCTGGTGTCGGCGCGCGCCTACCGCGACAACCCGCACCTGCACGGCAAGACCAAGGCGCAGGTGCTGGCGGAGTTCGCGCGACGCGGCGGCAGTACGTTGCCGGCATCCGCACCGCAGACAGCGCCGCACGCCGCTACGCCGCCATCACCGCCGCAGCCTCCTGCACAGGCCACGGCCTATGCGCCGTTCGCATTCGCGCCGTCACACGCGGCGCCCGCCACACCGGCCTGGACCTTCGCGCCGCCGCAGGCGCCCACCGCGCCTGTGCCCGCGGTACGCGCGCCCGTCTACACCCTCCCGTCATCGATGCCAGCACCAACCCCGCTGCCTGAAGCGCTGCCCTTCGGCGCGACTTCCCCCTCGGCCGATGGGCCGAACGAACCCACTCCCCTCGATCAACTGCTGAGGCTGCTGCGGTAATGGCCAACGATCCCTACAACCCGCTCGCGCCGCGCGCCTGGAACCCAGCCGTCCCCGACTGGATGAACATCGCCTACGGCGCGCAGAAGGCGCCGGCGCCGTCGTTCGCACCAGAGGTCGTCGACCGCTACCACTGGGGCAACGTGCGTGCGCGCACTGGCTACGACCGAGCACCGCCCGAGCGCCAGCGTGCGATCCGCGACGACTACGCGAACACCGCACTGCCGGAATTCGCGCGCCTGACCGGCGCCGACCTCGCGCAGATGCAGGCCGCGTTCCGTGCCAGCAATCCGGACCCGACGCCGTCGTCGGCCGGCGACGACGGCGTCGGCGACTTCATGCGTGGCATCAAGAGCTACTGGCCAGGCACGAAGGCCTCGCTGTATGGCTTGGGCGCCCTCGGCGCCGATCTGGTCGGTGCCGACGACTCCGCGCGCGACTGGGCCGAACAGGCGCAGGCGCTGAACCAGGAGATGGGCGCGACCGCGAAGCCCACCGACAGCCTCAGCAGCGCGTGGAGCAGCGGCGAGGGCGCGCTCGGCACCACCGGCAACCTGCTGGATTGGGCGCAGTACAACGTCGGCCAGATGCTGCCGAGCGTGGTCGAGTCCGTCGCCACCTCGGCGGCCGGCGCCGTGGCCGGCTCGGAAGTGCCGGTGGCCGGCAACATCACCGGCGCCATCGCCGGCCTGCTCGGCAAATCCGCGATCAAGCGCGAACTGCGCGAGAAGACGGCGGAACTGGTGGCGCAACACGCCGCCAAGCGCATCGCCGCCGGTGTGGCGGAAGATGCCGCCAAACGCGAAGCAGCGGCGCTGGGTCAACAATTGATGACCCGCACCCTGCAACGCGAGATCGGCAGCATCGGCGCGCTCGCGACGACCTCGACCGCGCGCGGCCTGGGCGACACCTACAACGCCGCCTACGGGCAGGCGCAGCAGACGGGCGAGGACATCGACCTCGGGCGCGTGCTGGCCGGTGGCGTCGTCTACGGCGCCGCCGAGACCTTCGGCGAGAAGGTGCTGGCCGACACCCTGCTCAAGGGCGTGCGCGGACACGGCGGTCTCGCACGCCGCATCGCCACCGGGTTCGGCGAGAACGCTTTGACCGAGGGCACGACCGAGGCGGTGCAGCAGGCGGCGCAGCGGTTCGGGGCGCAGCAGTCGTTGAACGATGGCGAAGCGTGGACCGAGTACCTGGACAGCTTCGCGGCCGGCGCCATCGGCGGCGGTGTGTTCGGTGCGGCGGCGGGCATTCCGAACCGGCCGGGACCGACGCCACCCGTCCCGGTGCGCGGCCTGCCGGCGCCCGATGGCAGCCCCGGGTTCGGGACGGTCGACATACAGGCGCCGATCGAGGTGGGTGCGGACGGCACGGCGACCACGGCGTCACAGCGCAATGCACAACAGGCGGCAGATCTGCGCCGCGCGCAGGCGGGGACGGCCTCCGGGCTCACGCCCGACGTGCGGGCCGCGCAGCGGGATCGGTTCGCGCGCATGGCGTCCGACACGGCCGATACATCGCCGGCCTCTGCCGCGCCGGCGAACGTCGATCCGCAAACCGGCGAGGTGCTGTCGCCGCCACCGGCACCGGAGGCGGTCGTGGAATCGATCCACGGGTTCCTTGACGGTTGGCAGGGTGACAAGTCGCCGACGCGCGGCGATGTGCGCCGCTTCGTCGAAGCGACGTATCCCGGTTTGTCCGCGGCGACCATGAACCCGCTCATCGACCAGGCGCGCGAACAGCGCCAGGCGCGGCAGGCTGTCGAGGAAGTGGCGGCGCTCGGTGGCGATGCGACGCCGCAGGCCGAGACCCCCACGCCGCTCGAACCCGCGGCCGAGGTGGCTGCGCCGTCGTCCGTCACGACCGGACAAGACAACGCGCTGGATCGCCCGCGGCTGCGCCAGGTCTACATCGACGCGATGCGCCGCAAGTTCCCGGACGTGACCAATCCGGAGAGCGACTTCTACAGCCGCGGTGCGGACGAGCTGATCGACATGATCGCGCGTCGCGACGGGCGCGGCCTGGTGAAATACCGCAACCTGGGCGATGCGAATGCCAACCCGGCGAGCCGCGACCTGTTCACTGCGGCGACGGGCATCGCGCTGCCGCGCGGACGCGGGGCGTCGGAGGAGGCGATCTACCGCTGGGCGGGAACCGACCGCGCCCGCGAGCAAGCGCGCGATGCCGAGCGCCGTGCGCAGCGCGAGGCCGAGGCGCGCACGCCGGTCGAGATGTTCCCGTCGTTCGGCAGCTACGCCGAGGCCAGGCAGTGGGAGAACCGGCGTGCGCAGGCCTTCGGCGGCAAGCAGGCATACCGGGCGACGCCGGAGTACGCACGACTGCACCCGATCCTGCGGCGCCTCGCTGACGGGATGAACGCCGGCAACCGGGATCGTCGTCTGGCGTCGCTCGCCGAGGCCGGGCTTGCCATCGGGGATCATGTGGAAGCTGCGGGGCACGTCTCGCGCGCCGGCGGTACCGAAACGCCGCGCGGCACGCTGTTCGCGAAGTCGGGGTTCCCGTGGGTGCGACTGGACGGCGAGAGCACCATCACCGTGAACCACAACGGCAAGCTGGAGCGGCGGCGCGAGGTGCCGTGGTCGTCGCAGTGGACGAAACAGGTGGCCGAGGACACCGACGCGACGGCGTCTCGCGAGACGCCGGACGCATCGTCATCGTCCACGGCGACCGCGTCCCCGGCCGAACCATCGGACGCGACGAACAACGCCGCGATCCTGATGGGTTTCATTGATGACATCTTGGCCCAGGTGCGGTCCGGTCGCAGTGGTCGGGTGGCCTTCCCGGCACGGTTCTCGCATGTCATCGAGGTCGAGTCCGCAATGAAGGCCCTGCGCACCGCGTTCGAGCGCGCCGGCGCCACCAATCGCGGTGGGCGGTTCGGTGCCCGCTATGCGGTGGACGGCGGCATCGTGACGCTGTCGAACAGCAGTCACCAGGTCTGGGCCGATATCCAGATCGCGGCCGAACGATCGCCACTGGCATCGCAAACGGCGCACAATGCGCGGGACACCGCCGTGAAGCAGGAGGAGCCCGATGCGCCGCTTGCAGAACGAGCAAACGTATCCTCCCTCGGTCCGGATCGCTCTGGAGGCGATGATGCCGGTGGCGACGCAGATCGCCAATCGCTGGATGCGAGACTGGCCGGAGCAGACACGGCGACTGATCGACGCGAGCGAGTTGCTGGCCGCCCTGGCGCTGGAGACGGCCTGGGTGCAGGAGCAGCGCAGTCGGGGATCGTTGGCGCTGGGTCGTCGACCGTTGGCGCGCCTGCGCCCGCCGCCGGAAACCAAGTCCCGTTGAACATCGCGGCCGAGGCCGCGAACGACAAGAGGTCATCCGATGCAGGATCTGATCAAACCGAACGCCTACCCACCCGAAGTGCGGACGCAGTTGCTGACGATGTCGCAGACCGCCCGGGAGATCGCGAACCGCTGGATGCTGGGCTGGCCCAAGCGGGTCCAGCGGTTGATCGAGGAGAACTACTACCTCGAAGCGCTGGCGGAACAGACACGGTGGGAAGAGAAGGCGAAGATGGACACGACGCTGAACCACCTGTCGAGTTGGGAGAAGGCGCAGGTGTGGGAACTGCCGATGGAGCCTCCGATCTGGAGCCACGAGGAAGAGGCGGCGTACCACGCAAAAGGCGAGGGACGAGAGGACGAGGACGAGTAAACGAAGAGGCCGCGGCGATCGACGATCCCGCGGCCTCTTCCGTTGAGGGCGCCGCATCATTGCATGCCGCGCCTGCGACGGTGCCGGAGGCCGAGGCGGCAGCGCCGGCCGAGGAAGGACTCGCCGCTGATCTCGGCAAGGGCGGTCTCGCACGGAAGGCGCGGGACAACCTCGCGGCGATTCGCATCGTGCGCGCGCTCGCCGACGAGAATCGCATCGCGACGCCGGAGGAACGCCGGCAACTGGCGCGGTACGTCGGCTGGGGTGCGCTGAAAGGGGTATTCGACCCGGCCAACGCGCAGTGGGCGAAGGTCCGCGCCGAGTTGCAGTCGCTGCTGTCGGACGCCGAGTGGCGCGCGGCGCGGGCCTCGACGCTCAACGCGCACTACACGAGCAAAACCGTCATCGATGGCATGTTCGCCGGCCTCGCGCGCCTGGGCGTCACTCGCGGGCGCATCCTCGAACCGGCACTGGGCATCGGCCATTTCTTCGGCGGCATGCCGGCGAAGCTGCGCAACGCCTCGACCCTGTTCGGCGTCGAACTCGATCCGCTGACCCAGCGGATCGCCGCCGCGCTGTATCCGAATGCGACGATCCGGCAGAGCGGTTTCCAGGACGTGGCGATCCCGGGCGAGTTCTTCGATGTCGTCATCGGCAATCCGCCGTTCGGCAGCGAGCCCATCGTCGATCCGGACCGCAGCCCGTACTCCGGCTTCAGCATCCACAATTACTTCTTCGCCAAGTCCATCGACAAGCTGCGCCCCGGCGGCGTGCTGATGATGGTCGTCTCGCACCAGTTCCTCGACGCGCAGGACAGCCGCGTGCGGCAATGGATCGCCGAGCGCGCCGACCTGGTCGCTGCCGCGCGCCTGCCGAACACGGCCTTCGCCGAGAACGCCGGCACCGAAGTCGTCACCGACATCGTCGTCCTGCAAAAGCGTGCGCCGGACATCGAGAAGCCGACACCCGAGCAGGTCGCCTCGCGTACCCGCTGGGTGCAGGTCGGCGAACAGGCACTCGATCACCCGACCACCGGCGAGACACTCCGCTTCCGGGTCAACCCGTACTTCCTCGACCATTCCGATCACGTCCTCGGCACGCCTGCCGCCAGCGGCAGCATGTACCGGGCGAACGAGTACACCGTCGAGCCGTCCGGCGATCTGTCGCAGCAACTGCAGGCGTGGGCGCAGGCCTTGCCCGAGGGCATCTACGCGTCCATCGATCGCACCGAGGCATCGCATGCGGCCGAAGTGCCCGAGGGCACGAAGGTCGGCGCCTACTTCGTGGACAAGGACGGCCGCATCCTGATTCGCGGGGAGGATCGCCTGGGCGAGCCGCAGGCAGTGGCCTGGGCGGCGCCGGGCGCGACCGCCGAGGCGCGCATGCGCGGCATGATCGAGATCCGCGACACGCTGCGCCAGCAGATGCGCCTGGAGCGCTCCACGGACGCCACAGAGGCGCAGATCGAAGCGAACCGTGGCACGCTCAACGAGCGCTACGACGCCTTCCTCAAGCGCTACGGCCATCTCAGCGCCTCGCGTACGAACCGCAGCCTGTTCTTCGACGACCCGGACGCGAGCCTGCTGCTGGCGCTGGAGTTCGACTACGACGCCGGCATCAGCGACACCGTCGCCAAGCGCGAGGGCATCGAGCCCCGGCCGCCGAAGGCGACCAAGGCCGACATCTTCCAGCGCCGGGTGCTGTTCCCGCCGTCCGACTTCGTGACCGTCCACAGCGCGCGCGACGCCTATCTGGCGAGCCTGAACTACCGCGGGCGGCTGGACGTGGACTACATGACGGAGGTCTACGGGAAGGATCGCGCGTCGCTCATCGAGGAACTGGGGCCACTGGTCTACGAGACGGCGGCCGGCGATCTGGTCGCGGCCGACGACTACCTCTCGGGGGATGTGAAGACGAAGCTCGTCGAGGCGAAGGGTGCCGGCCGCCGCGATGCCCGCTTCGCGCGCAACGTGGAGGCGCTGACCAAGGTCATCCCGCGCGACAAGACCCCCAGCGAAATCACCATCGCCCTCGGTGCGCCGTTCCTGCCGGCGGAGGACCTGCAGCGCTTCCACCGCGAGATCACAGGTGCCAATGCGCGCATGACCTACGTGCGCGGCTCGGGTTTGTGGCTGGTGAAGGTGGTCGGCGAGCCGGATCGCGTGCTCAACACCTCGACCTGGGGTACGCAGGAGATGACCGCGGCCGACATCTTCCAGGCGACACTGGCCGGGCGCGCGGTCGTGGTGACGAAGACCATCAGGCACGGCGACGGCAAGATCGAGACCATCGTGCTGGAAGCCGAGACCGAGCGCGCCCGCGAGAAGCAGAACGCGCTGCGGGCGGAGTGGCGGGCGTGGGTGTGGCGCGATCCGGAGCGGGCCGAGCGCCTGCTCGCGCTCTACAACGAGAAGATGAACCGTACCGTCGAGCGCGCCTACGACGGTTCTCACCTGACCCTGCCGGGGATGAGCCCCGGGCTCACGCTGCTGCGCCACCAGCAGAACGGCGTCTGGCGCGGCCTGCAATCGCGCCAGCTGTTGCTCGATCACGTCGTCGGCGCCGGCAAGACCTTCCAGATGGTCGCCATCGCGATGGAGATGCGCCGGCTCGGCATCGCCCGCAAGCCGCTGTTCGCCGTGCCCAACCACCTCACCGTGCAGTGGCGCACCGAGTTCGCACGGCTGTATCCCGGTGCAGTCGTGCTGGCGGCGGAGCCGGAGGACTTCACGCGGGAGAATCGGAAGAAACTGTTCTCGCGGATCGTCACCGGCGACTGGGACGCGATCATCGTCGGGCATTCTTCGCTGAAGAAGATCGGGCTGCCGGCGGAGACCGAGTCCCGCATCCTGACCGAGCAGATCGACGAGGTTGCGGCTCTCATCGAACAGGTCAAGCGCGACCGTGGCGACCGCGGCATCGTCCGCGAGATGGAGGGCATCCGCGCGCGGCTGGAGGCCAAGGTCAAGCGCAAGCTGGCGAACATCGGCGAGCGTGACGACGTGCTGACCTTCGACGAACTGGGCGTGGACGCGCTGTTCGTGGACGAGTTGCACGAGTTCAAGAACCTGTTCTACACGACCACCATGTCGCGTGTGCCCGGCATGGGCAACCCGAACGGTTCGGACCGGGCGTTCGACCTGTTCGTGAAGACGCAGTGGCTGTTCGAGACCTTCGGCGACAAGGCGCCGATCGTCACCGCCACCGGAACCCCGGTCAGCAACTCGCTGGTGGAGATGTTCAACCTCCAGCGCTACATGCAGTATCCGACGCTCAAGCGCCAGGACCTGCATGTGTTCGACGCCTGGGCCCGCCAGTACGGCAGCATCGAGAACGTCTACGAGGTCGCGCCCTCGGGCGCGGGGTTCCGGGCATCGACCCGGTTCGCCAAGTTCCAGAACCTGCCGTCGCTGATGGCCGACTACCGGGCATTCGCCGACGTGGTGACGCTGGACGATCTGAAGGCGCAGGAAGCGGCGAAGGGCGGACGCTTCCCGGTCCCGAACCTGCTGGGCGGCCGTCCGCAGATCGTGGTGGCCGAGCGCTCGCCCCAGGTCGCCGAGTTCATGGGCGTGCCGCATCTGTCCCGGTCGCAGAGCGGGGACGTGGCGTTCGGTTTCAACCCGGGAGCCGGCGAGACCGCGACCATCGAGGCGGCGGAGGGCGGCCGGTTCCAGTTGATGATCACGACCCCGGGGCAGACACACCCCCGGCTGGCAGGGACTTACCCGACCCGTGAAGAGGCGCAGATGGCCGCGGTCGAAGCCGCACTGACGCCGCAGATCGATCTGAACCCCGAGTCCATCCTTGGCCGCTTCGCGCGCATCCGCGAACTGACCCGGCAGACGAAGGGCAAGGTCAATGCGCTGTCGCTGACCGGTCAGGCCAACAAGGCAGGCCTCGACTACCGCCTGATCGATCCGACCGCGCCGGACTTCGCCGGCTCCAAGATCAATCTCGCCATCGAGCGCATGCTGGCGCTGTATCGTCAGTGGCACGCCGACCGCGGCACGCAGCTGGTGTTCTGCGACCTGTCGGTGCCGAATACCGCGCGCAAGAGCGCGGCGACCCGGCCGCAGCGGGTCTACGTGCGCGAGAACGACGGCAGTGTCGCCCACGCCACCGGCACGGCGCACACGGTCACGGGGGCGGAGGAACTGCCGTTCCTGCTGGTCGTGCGCGGCGCTGGCCCGAATGCCACCACCTGGGTGTACGACGCGGCGACGGGACGACCGCGCCTGTCCACGACCGGAGGGCGCGAGCGTGGGCTGACGCTGGCACAGGAGGCGCTGCGCGACGCCGGCAAGCGCGAGCGCTGGCTCGCACAGCGCGAGTCCGAACGCGAAGCCGGGCTCGAACTGACCCAGGCCGAGATCGACGACTACAACGACGCCAACGGCTTTGACGCGGAGGCGGGCGAGGCCCTGACGCTTCAGGACATCGTGGGGCTCAGCGGGGCGGCGGGCTTCAGCGTCTACGACGATATCCGCGCGAAGCTGATCGCCGGCGGCGTGCCGGCGGAGGAGATCGCCTACATCCACGACTACGCGCACTCCGACGCCAAGGAGAAGCTGTTCAAGCGGGTCAACCGCGGCGAGGTCCGCTTCCTTTTGGGTTCGACGCCGAAGATGGGCGCGGGCACCAACGTGCAGGAGCGCATCGTCGGCCTGCATCACATCGACGCACCGTGGAAGCCCAGCGATCTGGAGCAGCGCGAGGGCCGGGCGATCCGCCGCGGCAACAAGCTCTACGAGCGCGACCCGGACGGGTTTGAGGTCGGCATCTACCGCTACGCCACGCGCCAGACCTACGACACCCGGCGCTGGCAGTTGCTGGAGCACAAGGCGCGTGGCATCGAGCAGTTGCGCAAGTACGACGGCCAGCAGACCGAAATCGAGGACATCGACGGCGAGGCGGCGAATGCGGCCGAGATGAAGGCCGCGGCGTCAGGCGACCCGCTGATCCTGCGCGAGACCCAGCTTCGTAACGAGACCCGGCGGCTGGAGCAGCTGGAACTGGCCCACGCCGACAACCAGACGGCGCTGCAGCGCCAGGCACGCGGCGCAGAGCAGTACGCCGCGGTCAGCGGTCCGCGTCATCTGAAGGCGCTCCGCGAGATTGCGGCACAGTCCGCGCGCCATCCGTTGCCCGAGGACAAGGAGGCGCTGCCCGAGGGAACCACGCTGGAGGGCCGGCGCTACACCGAGCGCAAGGCGCTGACCCAGGCGCTGGCGCGCCAGGTCGGCGCCCTGCTGGGGCCGGATGCCTATGCCAGCGGCATCGAGTTGGTCTACCGCGGCGTGAGCTTCGACATCGATCGTGTGCATGTCCAGTGGGTGCGGGTGGCGACAGCGCTGGGTGAAGTGACCGGCTATGAGCGCGGGAGCGAGACGTTCTCGGCTACGGGATTGTTGACGCGGTTGAACAACGCCATCGAGCGTCTGGATAGTGAAGCGCTCGACACCGAGGCTCGGATCGAGGCTGCCCGGCACGACGCCGAGCGGTTCAAGGCGGAAGCCGCCAAGCCGTTCGACCAGGTGCCGCTCCTGCGCGAGACACGTGAACAGTACCGGCGCGTGCAGCGGTTGCTGCTGGTCCGTGGCCCCGAGATTCCTGCCAGCGAGCGCCCGCTTCTGGATGCCGCGCTTGAGGCGCAGCGTGCGGCCCTGCGCAAGGCCGGCTTCGGTGAGGCGTTGGACGAGCTGCTGGACTACCAGCAGGCGCGCGAGGACGGCGCCTTCAGCCGTCGCAAGGGTGCCTCCGGGCGCGGCGCGAGCGTCGCGCAGGTGCGGCGTGTCGTCGACGAACTGCTCGTCCACTGGCAGGGTGCGCCGTCCGTCCGCGTGGTGGCGACGCCGGATGCGCTGCCGGCCGCTGCCCGCCGCGCACCGGATGCCCATCTGGTCGAGGGCTACTACGATCGCCGCACGGCCACCGTGTATCTCGTCGCGAGCGCGCTCCCTGACCGCAAGGCCGTGCAGCGCGTGTTGTTGCACGAGGCCATCGGCCACTACGGCATTGAGGCCATCGCCGGCCCGGCACTTTGGGCCGACATCGCCGAGGGCGTGCATCGCCTGCGGGCGCAGGGGCGCTATCGCGAACTCTTCGCCGAACACGCGCAGCGCGGCTATCTCGACAACGGCTGGGATGACACTGCGGTCCGCGAGTTCATCGCGATGCTGGCCGAGTCCGGTGCCAAGGATCGTCTGCTGGACCGGGTCATCGCCGCGGTGCGCGCGTTCCTGCGCAAGCTGGGCGTGCGCGCGACGCTGTCCGAAGCCGAACTGCGGCAACTCATCGTCCGCGCAGCGCGGCAGGTCCGGCAGGGTGGTGCCGCGCAGGCAGGCACAATCGACGGCAATCTCGCCGCCGCGTTCTCGCGCGTGGAAGGGTTCCGTTCGGCGCTGGTGCAGGCGCTGGAGCGCGCAGAGGGCGCGCCGCGCCGCGGCTCGGCCATGCAGTGGCGGCAGTGGCTGGATGGCGTACAGCGCCGCGGCGGGTTCAAGCAGGCCGAGCGCGACTGGTTGCAGGTCGATGCCTGGCTGGGCGAGCGCGAGCGGATCAGCCGTGATGAGTTGGCCGACTATGTGCGCTCGCATCAGGTACGGCTCGGCGAGGAGATGATCGGTGGCGACGTCGACCGCTTCCACGCGGCGCTGAGTCGCTTGCAGGCGGCCGGGTTCGAGATCGAGAGCGATGAATACTTCGGGGTCGCGCTGCTGCGCGATGGCGAAACGGTGTCGCCGGACACGCTCTCCGACCAGCAGAGGATCGACCTCGATGCCCTCGAATCGGCAATGGAAGCCGATGAACCGTTCGTCCCCGGGTCCACGCGCTACTCGTCGTACCAGATCGAAGGCGGTCGCAACTACCGCGAACTGCTCCTGACCCTGCCGCCGGAGTCCAACCGCGATGACGGTGGCCGTCCCTACCGCAGCGATCACTATCCCGCCGTGAAGAACCTGCTCGCCCACGTGCGGTTCAACGAGCGCGAGGACGTGGACGGCAAGCGCATGCTGTTCCTGGAGGAACTGCAGTCCGACTGGCACCAGGAAGGCCGCAAGAGCGGCTATCGGCCCGTCGAGGGTGCGGTGGTGCCCGACGCGCCGTTCAAGAAGACCGAGGAATGGACGCTGCTCGCACTCAGGCGGATGGTGCGCTGGGCGGTCGAACACGGCGACCAGCGCATCGGCTGGACGACGGGCGATCAGCAGATCGACCGCTATTCGCAGACCTTGACCAAGTGGGTGGACACCATCGACTACGTGCCCGTGGGCGAGGGGCGCATTCGCCTCATCGGCCTGAAGAAGGGCGCCGTCGAAGTATCCCGTGAACTGGATCGCAGTGGCCTGGACGACTTTCTCGGGACTGCGCTCGCCCAGCGTATCCGGAACGGCGAGGGCGATGTGTCCCCGCGTTCCAGCGCGCGTGGAGAGCCCACGCGCCGTCTGGAGGGGCTGTCGACGCGCGTTGGCGGCGAGGGCATGCGCGGGTACTACGATCGCATCCTGCCGGCGGTGGCGAACCGCTGGGCGCGCCCGCTCGGGGCACAGGTGACGACCGCGCAGATCCGCCCGCGCTTCCGCCAGCCTGCGATGACGGTCCATGCCCTCGACATCACGTCGGCGATGCGCGCGGCGGTCGACGCAGGTCTGCCGTTGTTCAGCCGCCGCGCGCCGGGGGACTTCCTCGCCGACGTGGAGGCCGTGGTCCGTCAGGACGAGGACGCGACGCGCCTGGAGCGGGCACGGCAGTGGTTCCGCGACAGCACGCCGGCCCGGTTGAAGGACGCCGCCCGCAGCACCTGGCTTGGCGTGCTAGCCACCAACCAGCTGACCGAACTCGGCAGCGACTACGACCCGGCCATCGCCGGGTTCTCACGGCTGCTCGATGCCATGTCGGCCGACCGCAATGCGCTGTTGGAGGAGGGTGCGGAACTCGCCGAGACCGTTCGCCGCTGGGCCGGCAAGCACCGCGACGACGCCCGGCAGCTATTCGACCTGATGCACCGGGCGACGCTGGAAGGCGTCGATCCCGCGGAGAGCTACCAGACCCTCCAGTTCCGTTATGGCGGCCAGCTGCACGAGGTCAACCGCAAGAACATTCGTGCCGCGCTGAAGGCCTTGCGCGAGCAGATGCTGGGCCGCGGCGGCGACAACAAGACCGACATGATTGAAGAGGCCCGCCGCCTGCGCGGGATGCCCAAGCGCGAGGACATCCGCAAGCGGATGTACCCGACCCTGCGCACGGCATGGGCGGCGCTCACGCCGGAGGCACAGACCTACTATCGCCAGCTGCGTGATGCCTATCGCAAGCGCTCCGGGGAGGTCGAGGACGCACTGGCCGAGCGCATCGAGGCCAGCGAGGCGCCCGATGCGCTGCGCCGGAAGCTGATCCACTCGATCCGCCAGCAGTTCGAGTCGTACCGGTTGCAGGGGGTGTACTTCCCGTTGCAGCGGTACGGGGAGTATTTCATCGCGGCCGAGCGCGATGGCGAGCCGGTGTTCCTGATGCTCGACACGCTGGGAGATCTGGAGCGCAAGGAAAGCGCCCTGCGTGCGCGCGGCTTCACGATCAAGGCGCGCGGCCGGCTGCGCGGTGCGCAGGCGAAGGACGCGCCCAGCGGCTCGTTCGTGGCGGAGGTCATCGACCAGTTGCGCAAGGCCGGCGTCTCCGAGAAGACGCAGGACGCGGTGTACCAGACCTACCTGCAGGCGCTGCCGGAACTGTCGATGCGCAAGCACGCCATCCACCGCCAGGGCGTGGCCGGGTTCGATCCGGACGCCCTGCGCGCGTTCGCGCACAACATGGCCCACGGCGCGCACCAGCTGGCGCGGCTGCGCTACGGCCATCTGCTGGGTCAGACCCTCGATGCGCTGCGCGGCGCGCAGGACGCCCGCCGGAAGTCGCCCACGGCATCGACCCGGTCGGTCGTGGCGATGGACGCGATCCTCGCCGAACTCGACCAGCGGTTCTCGTGGGTGCTGAACCCGCAGGACAGTCCGCTGACCAATCGCCTCTCGTCGGTCGGATTCGTCTACTTCCTGGGCGCGACGCCGGCGGCGGCGCTGGTCAACCTGACCCAGACGGCTCTCCTGACCTTCCCGCAGCTGGCGGCCGAGCATGGCGCGGCGAAGGCGTCCCGCTACCTGCTGCGCGCCCTGAACGAATCGGCGCGGACGGTGGGCCATGCACAGAAGGTGCTGACGCGGCCGGACGAGGTGCGGGCGCACGACGCACTCCAGAAGGCGGGTGCGCTCGACAAGACGCAGACCCACACCCTGATGGGGCTGGCCGACAAGGGATTGGCGACCTACAACCCGCATCTGGCGCGGGCGATGGAGGTGATCGGCTGGCTGTTCCACAAGGCGGAGGTGCTGAACCGCGAATCCTCGGGCATGGCGGCCTACCGGCTGGCCCGGGATGCCGGGCAGGGGTTCGACGCCGCGGTGCGCTATGCGACCGACACCATCACCGCGACCCACTTCAACTACGCCAACGCCAACCGCGCGCGGTTCCTGCAATCGGGGCCGGCGAAGGTGGTGCTGATGTTCAAGCAGTACGGCCTGAACATGCTCTGGCACCTCGGGCGCATGGGCTGGAAGGCGACGAAGGGCGAGAGCCCCGAGGTCCGCCGGCTGGCGCGGCGCAACCTGGCCGGCGTGCTGGCGATGAGCGGCGTCTTCTCCGGGGCGCTGGGGCTGCCGCTGTCGTCCCTGATCATGGGCACGATCGACGCCATCGCGCACGCCTTCGGCGACGAGGACGACCCCTGGGACACCGAAGCGGAACTGCGGAAGTTCCTCGCCCAGTTCCTCGGCGACGCCGGTGCCGAAATCGCCCTGCATGGCGCGGCGAACACGCTCACCGGGGCGGACATCGGCAGTCGCGTGGAAATGTCGCAGCTGCTGTGGCGCGACACGGATCGCGAACTGGATGGCCGCGACGCCTACTACGCGATGATGGACAACATCGCCGGCCCGATGTTCGGCATCGGCAAGAATTTCCTGATCGGGACGCAGTTGGTCGCCGAAGGGCAGGTCTATCGCGGCACGGAAACGATGCTGCCGAAGGCGCTGAAGGACGTGATGAAGGCCCTCCGCTACGCGCAGGAGGGTGTGACCAGCACCCGCGGCGACCTGGTGACCGACACCGATCCGATGGACGAGCTTCTACAGACCATCGGGTTCACCCCGGCTGAGGTCGCGCGCCAGTACGCGGAGAACCGGGCGCTGAAGGATCGCGAGCAGCACATCCTCGATCGGCGCAAGGCCTTGCTGGCGGCCTACGGGATGGCGCAGCGGCAGGACGACGAGGACACGGTGCTGGAAGTCCGGCGGAAGATCCTGGCCTTCAACAAGGCCTATCCCGAGAAACCGATGACCGGGCAGACCATCCGGCGATCCCTGCGGGCGCGGGCTGCCTACAGCGAGCTGGCGGAGCATGGGGTCGTGTACGACCGCGCCTTACGGCAGCGGATTAGGGAAGAAGTGGGGGCTAGTGGAAGCGAACTGTGATACAGGCCAGAAATGGCTGAGTAGATAGGCCTGTGTGGGGATAGTTAGCACTTCGTTCGGGGGTGCTACCGTCGAATTGCCCCCGGAAAAATGACGACGTGGGCATCAAACTATTGGCGAATGTCAGATTCGTCTGTGCAAACGCCAACACACACATCACGGGTCAATTCAAGGAGATCGACATGGCCATTCAGGCTTTCCGTTTCACGGTCGCAACCACCATTTTGCTGCTTGGGACGATGTTCACGAGTTCTCTTGCCTATGCGCAAGTAAGCGACGGGAGGGACAAACCGGCTGCAGTCACCGGACTGGGAGAATCCCTGCCGAAGACCTCGAACCTGTCAAGCGATCCTCAGTGGCAGGTCTACGAATTCCAGCGTGGCGGAATTCGTTACCTGCAAATCAATGACGGCGCGAATGCGACGCGTGCCGCAATCGGGCAGATCGGGGCGACTGCGTGGGTTCTGCCTGTCGGACGCGATGCGGACCGTGTAGCAATTCAGGTGAAATTGTCATCGGTGCAGAATGGAAGCGTTGTATACCGGGATGAGGAAGTCGAGGTGGTCCACTTCCTGGAGTCGAATCAGGATCGGTGGATCGTTCGCCCGAGAGATGCCTCGCGCTGATCGAGTCTAGGCGTTGGCTTCCGTAAGGAGGACGCTGACGCGATGCGTATGGCGGCGTACGATGCCGCCATGCGCGTTGACCCTCGCGTTCAACAAGAGGGACGCTGCCGCCCCTGCTTGACTGGCCTCCGCATCCCCTGGGTTGGATGCGGAGACCGTGAAATAAATCCCGCGATGCAGAGAAGTTCTCCAGACCCGCATGCGGATATGGAGTTCTTCCGGTTTCCAGTCGCACATCAGGACGATCGCGCTGCAGAGGCTGTGGTAGGCGCCGAATTGCAAGTCATCCGACAGTATTCGTGGATCGCGAACACCGAACCCGAATACGAGAGGCACACTCTCTGACCAGCGGTCCTCGAATGCCTGCGAATGCACGACGGCGAACAGGCCCTTTTCTTCGATTCCGACGGGGTACAGGCCAAGCGCATGTCTGTGGAATAACTCGCGATGCCGCGCGGCCCTCTTGTTTACGGCGAGAGCTTCCGTGTACTTGCCTTGCGCCTTCAGCCAAGGGACGAGTTCACGCATTTCTTCGTCGGCTAGGACGTGGAGTTGCGCCATGTAAAGAACTTGATTGCGCGACTCGCTGGCATTGGAAAGTAATGTAAGGCGTGAAATCTTTCGAGCTTCTTCCTCAGCGACACCTGCATCGATAGCTTTCTCGAAGTGAGACGTAATTCTAGTTCCAAGAATCAGGAATGCTGAGGCGGCGATCGACAGTCCGATCTGTGCCAGGAAAACGGTCTCATCGTATGGTGCTGGGACGCCTAGTGTGCGGCAGTATGTCATCGTCTGCGCAATGCCAAGATTGACAAGGATCACGCCGATAGCGGCGCCAAGCCACCCGTGATAGTAGGTTAGGAACAGTGCGGGGCAGATCATCAGCATCAGGATGGACTTCCTGATTACATCGTCATCGGGGTGCCAGAATTTTAGGTACGCGAACATTGTGGCGATGCCGACAAGAGCAAATGCGGCATCGCGAAGTGTTTTCTTCAATGAGCCCGTGTACTGGTGTTTCCGCCGTAAGATGGCAACAGGTAAGACAACCATGAAAATGCCAAGGTAATTCCCGAACACATTGTTCGCAATGAATAGTATCGAGAGGCTGTCGTTCGGCCCGCCGAGCAATTTATTGAGGCTGATCGTACAGGCTGCGCTCCAGGCCGCAGTAAAGGCAGCGGCCATCGGAAGCTGGCGGACGATCATGTCCGCATTGCGCAGTTTCTTTCTCAGCAAATATGGCGCAATCGAACCGCCCACAATCAGAAGCGGTGGCCCGGCATACACCCAAAGCGCATCGTATTTGTGTGCCTTGGGGATTCGCCCGTACATGACTGCTGCGGCGTCGCCGATGAACACGAACGGCCAATAGCGCAGGGGCATAAAGAACAGACAGGCCGCTCGCAGCCCCGCGGGCAGAAACCATTGGTCGAACGAGTAGTAGCGAAGGATGAGATAGCCGATACCATAGGCAATGCTGATCGCAATCCCTTTTGCGATCACATTTGTCAGTCCTTTGGCGTGGTCCACGCACTGCCCCCTGTTCCTTGGTGTTGGCCCGGCAGCGCAGCCGTGAAATCTTTAACTCCGCTGCTCCGTAGCGCGCTTTTATCGCATTCTAGGCGCAAACGGCGCCCTTAAAGCCAGCCAACGACCATTCCGAGCAGTTGCAAGTTCGGCAGGTCTGCGGCAGGGACAGCAGTCTTGGTCCGATCCTCGTTGTCGCCGACCAGCACCCAAGAGTCCCGGCGGATCGCGACTCGACGAACGTCTGTTCGTCCCCATAGTTCATAGGCGTATACCCCGCCGTCGACGACGTCTTCATGGCGCGTGGCGCTGATGTCCACCAGGATCACCGCGTGGCGTTTGATTTCTGGTTCCATTGTCCGCGATTGCTGCGTCACCCAACGGATGTTCTCGATGGGTGTGGCGCCCAGTTCGCGCCGTAGCATGAGTTCGGGCAGCCAGAGCCGCTCCTGTTCGTCGGCCCGGCCGAATCCCGGCAACCGCTCAATCACAGCATGGCCTGCCGGTGGATTTGCCCAAGCCTCCGGACCGTTGGCTGAGGTGATGGCGCCTGATTGCAGCAAGCGGTCATAGGGCTGGCTGATTGACTCCGGCGGCACGCCGAGGATCTTCGCGATCTTGACGGCATATTCGGCAGGGATCGGGCGCCGTCCGCTTCGCCACTGCGCGACGCTGTTATCGCTGAACGTGCCGACTTGCGCAGCGAGCGTCCGGCTGCGGATGCGGGTCTGGTCCATCGCAGCGACGAAGGCTTCGGTGTACTTGTTCATGGACTTGATCCTACTCGACCCAAGATCGTTTGCAAAGAAAATAGAATGTTGCCATTGACAACATTCGAGGACAATGCTTTGCTTGATTCGTAATGGCTGGCAACCAGCCGCGGCGAATCAGGGAGGGATGCAGCATGCAAATCGTGACGTGCCAGGTCGGGGGCAGCCTCCGGCTCGGGGAAGGGGCCAGGATCGTGATCCATGGCCGGCAAGGGGCTCGGATCGCGCTCAGCGCGTGGGCACCAGCCGGTACTGAACTCATCCTCGGTGGCGTCGCCATGCATCCCGTTTCCGGCAAGGGCGGCGTCTGGCGTTACCTGTTCTCTCTCTGCGGCCTTCGGCGCTTCCGGCTGGGGGAGTACGAAGTTCAGGTCTGGCTGCCCGGTGAGCTGGTCGCCCAAGCCGCCGATTGCGCCGACCGGGTTCACTTCGGGATCGGTGGTCGCTTGCAGGCCTCGCCTTTGGAGTACCGCCCTCCTGCGCCCGCTCGGAGCGGCGCGTTCGCTCCACCGGAGCGCTTGCCGACGCCGCATGCGGCCGACGGTCGCGCTCAGTGCATCGGGGGCGCGTGAATGCCCCTCCTCGACTGCTCCCTGCTCGAAACCCTCCGCATCGGTCGCGACACCCGTATCCAGCCGACCGGTCGTGTCGATGACGTGCTGTACGTCTACATCGACGCCTCCGTCCGGCATGAACTCGGGGGCGCTGACGGCTTCCGTGCCAGCGCCCCTTCGGGCATCGGGCGCATGGCACATGTCCTGGCGCTGCGGGACGGCGAGGGATTCACCATCGGGCCCACGGCCGTCCTCGTCGAAGCGGTACACCTACGGATTCCGGGCGCAACGGCGTTGCGGGACATCCGCCTGCACCTTTCACCGCCTCGCGTGCTGGCGATCGTGCGGGAAGCGCCTCGGCGACCGCGCATCAAGGGGCATCGATCGACCGAATGGGGGAGGACGCCATGCTGGTCCTGA